TCGAGGCGTGGTCATGTCGTAGCCGGCTCCATAAAGGCCGTAGCGCCGATAATGTCGCGCGGCACGGGATCGGTGAAGGAAGCTTCCCAGACCCGATCACGGTCCTCGCCCAGCAGGTACCAGATGGCTCGATTACGAGTTTCACCGGCTGCGCCAATGGTCACCCATTGCTCGGTCGACCACGAGAATCCGCCATCCGGGCTCCATCGAAGCATGCATTGCGGATTGGAACCCTGACCGTTCTGCAAGCCGACGCCGGGCGTGAATTCAATCTGAAGTTGCGCGAAGAACACGCGCCCGCGATTCTGTTTCTGCCAGACGTGCGGCGTGCGCCTCAAAGCCCGAAGCGGAGCGCCCGCATCCGTGTAGAACTGCCGGCTCATCTGATAGAAGTTGCCGTTTTCGTAATCACCGACCACACGCACATCGCCGAAATCCATGTAGCAATTGCTTCGATGGCGGTGATAGACCGCGGCATTCGGGTCCCACGAGAGACGCTTGTGCCATTGGCTCGTCAGCGCGTCGTAGCACCAGGTCACATCCGCCACCGGAAAAGTGAGCATGTAGAAGAGATGCCCTTCTTCCTCATAGGCGTATCCGATCGCATCCGAGGTCACCGGATATTGCGCGATCGCATGCTCAACACCATGGTTGGAAATGCGCTGCCAGCTGTACTGCGCGCTCATGACCACGATATTCTCGCCCTGTTCGTTCTTCCCGAGCCATGCGAGCTGCGCGCCCATGCGGGTGATGGAATTGACTGCCGCACATCCGATCTGTGGGCCGACACCGGGAATGCGCGAAAATGCGAAGTTGGTCAGACCGGCGTTATACCAGACTTCCGTCGTGCGCTCGCCGATCAACCAGAGTTCACGATTGTTCTCGAACAGTGTGATCAGGTTGTCGGTGCTCGAGTCCTTGAGCGAGAAGAATGCTCCCGGAAACAGGACCGAATACGGTGTCGGACCGGTCGTGTAGAAAGTGCGGGTGCCGGGCTGGTTGAAAATCAGCCACCCTTCAATGAAGGCAATCCGTTGAGCACCCAGAAAACCCGCATCCGTGATCTGACCGAACGGAGGAATCGTGAGTGTAATCGTTTCGGGTGCGCTCGTCTGCGTCGCGTTGGCCGACATTGTGATGGTGAGCCCGATCGTGTCAACCGACAGAATCTTGGTACCGGTCGGAATATAGCCATCCGCATCCGACAGGATCGGCGTCGAGGCGACAATCAGGCCCACCGGGAGCGATCCGGGTAGTGTGATCGTCGGCGAATTGATTGTCGTCGATCCCTGAAAATCATTGACGTAAGTCGCACCCGAGAGCAGGTAATAGTATCCATACATGCCATCGACGATGATCGCGTAGCCGCCTTCGCCATCGACCTGCACGCCGTTGTCGCGGATGGTGACCGGACCGGCATTGGTCAACAGCGTGCCGACCTGGGTTACAGAGTATTGCGGGATGCTTGTCTGTGTCGCGGCAACCGTGATTTTGACGAGATAGACGATGTTTGAGACGACGATCAGGGCTTGTTGGCCTCCGGGCAAAACCCAGTCCCCGCGTGATTCGCCGGGGATGGTGGTCCATAGGGTGTTGAGGCCGGGGCAGCCGAGAAGGGCTAAGGGTTCCTTAGCCTTCGACTGATTATCAATTTCCAAATACCAGTTGATAGATTCCTGGTCGTCTTGCAATATCATTGCTGGCGTATACGCTGCGCCAACTAGGCCAAAATCAGATCCTTGATATGGCATCTTAGTTTGATGTCATGTTAGTGTCAGCGAAAGCCCCCGTCGATCACGAAGGAAGCGTCATTATGATTCGCATACACCAGATCCGCATCATACCGCAAAGTCGTCACCGGACTTGAATTCTGATCCTTCAACAGATTCTTCGCTTCCTTCGCCTGAAGTATCAACTGCGGCGATGGCGTCTTGCCGAACGTCGGACACAACTCCAGCGCCAACAGTTTCTTCAATGCACGATTGTAACCCTGCGGCAGATTGACCTGCTGAGTCGGCGACGTGAACTGCGACAGAATCAGATCCGTGTATAGAAACACCTGCCCCGCGATGCTCGGATTCGGGTATACCCACAAGGTGCCAAGCGGAAACGTCGGCTGATATGCCGCGAGATACGGCCACGGACCCGGCACCGTCTTGAGTCCGATCTCGTTGTAGCGCTCGAAGGCCACGAGCTCAAACCAATAGTCGAGCCCTGCCGCTGCCGAGGTCGTGACGCGCGTGAAGCTGCGCCGGATGCGAGCCGGACGCTGGAACGCGAAGTCACCCGGCGTCGTGTAGGTAATCAGATCGCCTGTCGTCAGGGTCTGATTGGCCGGATTCGACATGGTGACCGTGTTCGTGTTCACGGAGGCTGCGGTCGATGGCGTGCCGATCAGTGCCGGTGTCCATGAAACGCTGCTGAAACCGTTTGTGAGCGTCGCTGAGCGGAATTCGCCGTCACTGAAGGAGACGAGATAGAGTCCGCTGACGCCTGCCCACGGGACCGTAATGACGCCGCTGGTACCGGTCGGTGCGCTGGTGAAGGTAATCGCGGTCGGCGACGTACTCGTATTGATCGCGGTGACCGTCGTACCGCTCGGGATTGATGCGAGCTGATCGGTCAGTGTCGCACCAACGATGAGATTCGTCGGGATCGATGCGCCGGTAATGACGTTGCTGTTCTGTGTCGTGTAGCCGGTGAACGGAATCGCCGAGGTCGGGTTACCGATCGTGTACTGATACTGCCCCGGCGTCCATTGGACGATGTTCTCATTCTGCGTGTAGATGAAGGCTTGATCGATTGAAAGGGAATCGAGTAAGTCATTCGCGATCTGCATGCAGACGGAGGCGATCTGGGCATTGAGCGGCTGACCGGGTGAATAGGCATTGATGTTCAGCAGTGCGCCCAGGATGATGTCGGAGGCGGTGCTGGTGACGTTGCCGGTCATGGGTTTTTGGGGGGTTCCTTGGTCGCCGTCATGGTTGCTACGATGTCCATTATCGAGTCGCGGTAGTTAGCCATCGCATATTGCTGGTACTCGGTGTTCCGCACGCCCAGCTCGGGCCGCATCGTGTATCCCCAAGTGCAATTTAGATTGCATGAATATCCCTTCGGATTGTGAGCGATATCGACGTGAGGGGCATTCTGATTGCGCCACAAACGATCCAAGTAAAAAAATCCGAACTCGCTGAAGGGCTCTGCATGACTGGGATCACCGTAGTGACGGTTAGATGCCCAATGCGGAAAGATCAATGTGCATTGAGCCATTGGTTTCAACACCCTATATATCTCGTTGAAAAAATGGACGCGTTCGAAGCGACCATTCATGTTAGTAAGGTGCTCTACAAAGTGGCTGGAATGAATCTCGGATACCGTCGAGTCTTCGAACGGCCATCGTTCTGTACCAGCGTCGCAAACGATATCCACGCCGTCGAACTTAATGCGATCCAGGCCGGTCCAGTCAGGGCCTTTTTTATGCGGACCACATCCGATATCCAACTTAATTTCTGGTGACTCGTCTGATTTTACTACTGCGTTCATTTATTTGTTTCCGATAAATGCGATGGCCCTAAGAAGTTTCCATCCGATGCGGCGGTCGTAATTCAAAGGATGGCAATAACTCCAATACATATGTTCGCGATGTAGCTTCTGCGCGATCACAAATGCAATCCGGCGAAATAGCGGCAGAATTTTCACCAGCAGATCCCTTCCGGTCCATATGCCCCAGAAAAGTCCAGATGGCCTACGCGCACCGAACAATCGATACCACAACGATATCCATACTTGCGCGCTTCCGACCAAAAAGCGAGATCCTGAGTCCCGATTCCTTGGCCATTTCCTCCATTCAACGTTCTGAATAATGGCCGTTTGATTCGTTCATCCTTAAACATTTTTATTCGCCACAAGTTGAATCCCATACTAGTTCCACAACACTCAACAAGTCCTCCATTGACATCAGGAGGCTGCGGACGGAAATTCAAACCTGTTGGATCTTTTGGATCACCCCAGACGTGGGGCGCATTGATGCCGCCCGGTCCTTTACAAAAATATAGGCCACCTATACAACTCAACTCTGGATGTTGCTCCATACGCTCCAGAAGTTTGATCACGCCATCAGGCGGAGGAGTGTTATCGCTCTCGATGGTAAGTATGTATTCCCACTGGCTCAACTCAGGATGAGCCAAAATGCCTTCGATGGCCTGCGAATAAGCGTCTCCAACCTCCATACCCTGCGCCAGAATTCTAACGACACCATTGTTAGGTGGGAATGCCAAATTCCAATGCGATAAAGCTACCTTCGCAGGAATCATGTCGGCGGCTGGCAAGATAACCACGATTCGTTGCTTTCTCCATGAACCGCCTTTCATTATTTGAGCGCGAACGTGATTCAGATCCTTACTATGCTCCCCTCCAAGATCCTGCACCACCAACGCCGGCTTATTCCCCATCACGACACCCACGCAATCGAAGCAGTATTTGTCGTCGTGTTCGGCGCAATCGCCCCGATGACGCCATTGAAATCATCATTACTGGTAAACGTCGTCGTCGCGGTTCCTGTTGTTCCAGCGGAAGCCTGCGCGATATGCGAGCACGCCAGCGTCGCATTACCCGTGAACGACACGCCTGTCCATCCGCTCTGATAGGAGATAATGGTGTTACCGCCGGTCCCATTGGTCACGAAACACATATTCAACGTGTTGGCGACGGTGGTCGTGACCGCAGTGTCCGTTATGGCCGTCGCGCCTGTCGCCGCATCGCCGGTGCCCAGCGCGTTGAACGGATTGCCGCTCGTCACCGCGCCCGTGATCAGGTGAATCCACCCTGACATACCGGTCGCCGTGCCGCCGCCGGTGAATGTGTAGCTTGCCGGCTCGCTTGAGGCGTAGCGATAGAACAGATACAGAGAATCGGATGTATTGGACGTGGCCAACGCCTGCGTCCAGCCGGCACAGGTCGGCGCTGCTGCGGTCTGCGGCGTCTGCCAGATCTGGGCAATCATCAGATTGCCGTTCACGGTACCGGCCGGTACGTTGACCGTGACGGTCGCGGCGCCATTGAAAACGGGATTGCCGCTGTTGCCAGCGTAGACAGGGCCTGCCATCAGCCAAACTCCTCAGAATCAAAAATCAAGGCCATATGACATGCCCCTGCAGTGTGGGATTACGGTTCGCATCGGTGGTAAACACATAGCCGTTGGAGCCTGAAGCCATCATGCCGCGTCGTAAGAGGGCGATATTGATGCTGGTGTTGGACCAGCCCGAAGCCGCCACAATCTGCGGTTCGCGCACGGTTGCGGCGAGCCACGTCGGGGAATCCTGAATCCAGACGCCGTACCACGAATCATCTACGAAGACATCCGCATAATTGATATAACCGCCAAGGGGTGCGTTGGCTCGCGCCGAGGTACCATCGACAATGTAATGACAGGGATAAATGCGCAGGATATTGCCGCCGCCATTGACGGCGTTGGTCAGTCCTGAATTCGAGGAATTCAGAAATTTCCACGAATTAGTTTGATAGCTGACGTTCGGAAAATTCCAGACCGCATAAGAGCAGACACCGCCCGAAGTGAAGGCACTGAACGCGGAGGTATTGATTCCGACCGTCGCGGTCCAGGCGCCCGAGGAGCCGCCGGCTGCGGTCACATGCCCAGTCAGTCCGTTGATCTGTGTCATGCCTCCGACGCCACCGAAAACAAGTTGTTGCTCGTTATTGCCGAGCTGTTCGAACGGATTGGTCGACTGCGTGGAGCTGGAGGTCACTACACAAGAAGACGCTTGCGTAATGTTGGATATCGCGAAGGTCAGTCCAGCGCCGAATACATTCCAGTTGTAATTCGCATCCGTGGCCGATGAGGAGGAATTGCATTGCGTCAGGTTTTCGCTGGTGAGCCATGTATCTTGCACACCCTCGTAGGCTCCTCGGGCCAGCGGATCGGCGTTGTAATCCGGCGAAGGAGACCAGTCGACAGTGATATCCTCTACCTCGAAACGACCATTGCAGGGCGGCGAATAGAAATCGGGCTGAACTTCACCAGAGCCAATACCGCCCGTGCGTGCCCAACACCGGAAATTCTTGGTGTTGTATTGTCCTGGAGAAGATCCGTCGCCTTCCAGAAATCCCATGGCGTGTCGCAGTACCTTGGTCGACACGCACATCTTCTGACCGTAACTGTTGATCGCGTAGGCGTAACCGGACCAACCGGGATCGGAATCCACATCGAATCCCAATACCCATGAAGTCTGCGTGCCCGTGCCTCCCGGTCCCGGATTGGCAGCACCGCTGTAATAGCCAACGTTGCTGGGACCGCCGCCGACCGTGGCCACAAGTCCTGTGCTCGGCGCGCTCCATGTCGTGACGCGTCCCAATGAGCTTGGATTGGTCGCGTTTCCGGGTGCCCAGATCAGAGGTTGGGAAGCATTGGGTTTGGTGCCGAAACCGGTTCCATTCAAGGTCACAGAACCCTGGTCGACGATGGTGCCGGTCATGGTCTGACTACCGACCGGGATGAAACTGCCGCCACTGCCTGCGGTTGAAAATACATTACCGGCCGCGCCCACAATGTGGGAGCCAATCATGTAGATGTTTGACATGGATCAGGCGGTCATATTGACGAATTGCACAGGGGCATAGTAATCCACCGCATTGCCTCCCGATCCCGCGCCTAGAATCTGCGATAGACCCATCGATGAAGGCAGGGCCGCGGAACTGGCCGAATAGAATCCCTGACCGGGCACAAATTGCATGCTGTTGACCTGTGTCTGACCGATCAAACCTTGCAACTGCGGACCGGGACCCAATGGCACCACCACATTGCTTAGGCTGATTGCATTCGAGTTCGCGAATGTTGTATTCGACATCATACCCACGAACAGATCAAAACCGCCCGTATAGTTCACATTGATGGGCGCCGAGAATCGACGGATACCCGATAGTGAGGCCGATGATCCGTTGCTGTTGTTGGTCCAGGCATAAGATTGCGATCCGCTGGAGGCCAACGACAATGTTGATCCATTGAGCGAATAGAGCCCCACATACAGAGATAATGTCTGCGCTTGCGTCGAAAGAACCAACGCCGAAAGCGAGACCGATGCCATCATATCGACGCGACTGGCCGTGAACGGAAATGCCGCGATTGCCGGATACACCTGAACGCTACCCAGTCCATTTTGCGTGACCGTCGTGTTCTGCGCAGGTCCCAGAGGCTGAAAAAATGACAACTGCGGAATGGCGGCCCCGATACTGATCGTGCTGCCGTTGACTGAGATGGAAGCCATTCCCGTTGCGCTCAGGCTGGAAGTCGCAGGCGCCGACAGTTGGATGCTACCGTTGGAGAAGCCCACCGATAGCGCGCCCAATCCATCAAATGACACGGTGTTCTGTGCCAGACTCGTTGAGCTATTCTGCGTGGTATTGCCCACCGCGTAGAGACCCAGCGTCGAGAGCTGTGACGCTGAAATTTGAATCGAGCCATTCGAGTAGCCGACCGTCGCGATTCCAAGTCCGTTGAAGCTGAGCGCCGACTGATTGAGCGTGGTGGAGCTGTTCTGCGTGGTATTGCCCAACGCGTACAGGCCGACCGTGCTGATACCATTCGCGCTCGCCGTAATCGTCGAGCCGTTGAGCCCGAAGGAGACGCCGTTGGAATTGGAGAAGACGACGGAGCCAAGGTTGCTGCTTGTCGTGCCGGCTGAGAAATTGACCGAGCCTGCTCCGCCAGCTGCACCGCTGACTACCACGCTACCGTTGCTCACACCCACGGAGACGCCACCAGCGCCCGCGAAGGAAAGCGCGGTACCATTCACGGTCCCGCTGCTCGATTGCGTCGTATTGCTCACGGCGTAAGCCGTCAGGGCATTCGCACCGATGGAGATCGTCGAGCCGTTGACCGAGATGGAGACGAGTCCGGTACCTGAGATCGACGATGTGGCCGGTGCCGAAACCTGGATGGAGCCATTGGAATAGCCCCAGGTCATGGCACCCAGCGCGTTGAAACTCAGTGCTGACTGGTTCAGCGTCGTGCTGGAATTCTGCGTCGTGTTGCCGAGCGCGTAGAGGCCTGCGGTGGAAGCGCCACCAGCCGCGCCGGCACTGATGACCACACTGCCATTGCTGATGCCGACCGACGCGCCGCCCGCACCGGCGAACGACAGAGCCGTGCCTGCTACCGTGCCGCTCGAGGACTGCGTCGTGTTGCTGACCGCGTAGGCCGACAGATTGAATGCTGTCGTAGCGGGCGCGGAAATGATGAGCGAATTGCTGGACCAGCCCGCGCTGATGATGCCGGCGCCCGAAACGTTGAGCGAGCCGACAGTGTAGGTGCTCTGACTTGATTGACCGGTGGTGTTGCCCGCGAAATAGATCGCCTCCGTCTGACTGCTGCCGGCCGCGCCGGACAATGCCAGATTCAGACCGGCGCTATTGAGGGTCATCGACCCGGAGACATTGGTTCCCGCAAAGGTCGTTCCGGTGCCGGCAAACTGGGTGCTGTTGTAACTTCCGGTGATGGTGCCGTTGTTCAGACCGAAGCTGAATCCATTGGAATTCGAGAACGTGAGTCCGCCAAAAGCACCTGTGGTCGTGCCGGCTGATACCGAGAGATTCGCGGCCGCTGCGGTATTGGCTGAGATCGTGACGCTGTTGCCGTTCTGGCTGAGCGTGACATTGTTGCCGCCGGCCAAGAACAGCGTGCCGGTGCTGATGAGCGCGAGCACGCCGGAAGTATTGCCGCCGAGAGAGGCATTGACGCCGCCGCCCGCTGCGGAGGCCGTCACAGTCGAGCCGTTCATACCGAACGACACGCCATTGGCGTTGCTGAAAAGGATGTTGCCGGCAGACTGTGAGCTGCCATTGGCGCTGATGCCGACGCCGCTTTCAGTCGGCGATGAGATCGATAGCGCCAATCCATTGCTATTGAGCGCCATGGATCCAGAAACGTTCGTGCCGGCGAAAGTCGTGCCCAGACCCGCGAATTGCGTGCTGTTATAACTTGCCGTTACTCCGCCGCCCGTCGTCGATCCGAAGCTGATGCCGTTCGAATTGATGAAATTGGCGGTACCGCTGGTATACGTTGTATTGGGAAGCTGGATCGCGCCGATGCCTGCAGCCGCGCCCGGCGTCACGGTTGCGGTGATGACTCCGGCGGTGTTCATGCCAAACGTCACGCCATTGGAATTGGCGAACGACACCGTACCGGAGCTCACCGAGTTGGTGCCAGCCTCGATCAGCAGCGAGCCATGGCCGATCGCGACCCACGTGTTGACGCCGGCTACACTCTCGACGACGCACAAACCCAGGTCGGAGGTCAGTGCGACAAAGCCGAGGCCGAAATTCGCAGCGGGCGGCAAGGTCGCGAACGTATAGACGACATTGCTGCCGATCGCGATGCTTTCCGGCATGCTGTTCGGCAAGCCCTGTACATTAGGTCCCGGATTCGGCATTACATCGTCCTCAGTTAATCGGTGCCGTCAAAAGAATTCCGCTTGAGCGGCTTGATGAGACGCGGGGCCTCGCGGCCCGGTTCGATCTTTCCGGGCAGCGCTGAAGCCGCACGCGGCTTCAGTCCGGAACCTGAGGATTGGATACAGTCGCTCGCGAAAGCCTCGGGCATGCGCTCGTAATGCGTATGCTGAGATGCTGGACCACCAGCGGGAATATCCGGAGCGTGCTCGACCGGCGCATGCGGAGTACCGACTTCGGTACTCGTGGTGATCCGGCTCGGCTCGTTGGGCATCAGACGCCAGCGCCTCGCGTGAAGATTACCGCGGTATTCGTACCAGGCGCGGTACCCAGAATCACACTCACCGCCGCCACTTCACTGTTGACCGTGACGGTACGGCACACACCGGGTGCCACCGGAAAGCTCGCCGCGACCGTTGCCGCGACTTCCTCGGTGGTATTGCGCGAGAAATTGACGTACGCCCATGCGGTGGTCGTATTGGCGATCTGGATCTGATTGAGATCGCTGTTGCCCGTGGTGTTACCGGGAAGCGTGGCGGAGGCCGCAGCCGAGTTACTTCCTGTCACCGTGACGCTCGCGATCAGTGAGCCGGCGCCAGATCCCGAATTCGGCCCGTAGAGCGGTGCAAAAGGACGTTGATCGTACATGACTACGCGCTGATGCCGGACGGCGCCGAGGCGCTTTCGCCGTAGTTCTCGTAGCGCGCCACGAAAACGGTATAGACGGAACTGGCTGTCGGCGTGATGGTCGCGGCCGTGAGATTGCCGAACGTGATGCCGATCGTGCCATTCGCGGTCGCGCGCGTGTTGGTAATGGTCAAGCCGGCCTGTGGCGCACCGGAATTGTTGGCATTGACGTAATCGCCGAGATGCAAACCGGGAACCGTGAATGTCTGTTCCGCCGAGGTATTCGGCGCGACAGAGGTCGGACTCAATGTCAAATTCAGCACCATCACCAGACTGACGTTGCCGATCGTGTTCGTTGCGGGACCACCCATGTTGAAACTCTCCTAGGAAGCGATTGAAAGAGGGACGGATTCGGGCTCAGGAACCTGGGTTGCCTGCAGCATCCCGTTTTTGACGCCATATTCCAGGAAGTTGCCTTCCCAGAATTTCTGACCGCGATGCGTGAAACGCACATCGGCATCGATCCAGACGGATTCGCCGAGCGCGGTCCACTGGCGGCAGAAGAAAATATCCTCGCCCGTGAAATGCTTGTTCATATAACCGGTTTGGAAGTACGGCTTGCCGCTATCCATCGTGTGATAGTCGGCATATTCGGGATAGGCTTTGTCGAGTTTCTCAAACGCTGACCGTTTGATCCGCATGAACGCAGTCGGCGCCTCCAGCGTTTCGATCAAGCCGTTTTCGACTTTGCCGGTCAGTGCGCGATCGTGATAGGGCTTACCTTCCCAACGTTTCGGCACCAGACCCGCGACGACTTCCTGCGGATACTCCAGGAATTTCTTAGTGGCATGGAAGTCCCAGCCCACATCGGAATCGATGAAGAACAGATCCGTGCAGTCGGTCTCATGCAGGAAGTGATGCACGAGCTGATTGCGTGCGAGATCGATGAAGCACATGCCGGCGACGAAGCGGGCCTGGACATGGATCTTATGCTGCGAGAGATAGATCGCCGTCGACATCATGGAGGTCTGATACTCGGCGCAGAAACTGAAATCGAAGGTCGGGGTGGCGAACAACACACGGGGTTTCATTGTCGTGATTCTGATTTTTTGAGGGAGAGGATGGGACGTGACGGAGACTCCGTAGATGGGATCACCTCCTCGACATTCGATAGCGGCGCGACGGTTGCGATCTGGGCGACTGCAGGCAGATCGTCAGGATGGTATTCGCAGAACGCGCCAGAGGGACGCATCATGCCAGGTTGCCACAGATAAACGACCGGCCGCGCTTCCAGTTCGCCGCGACGGTTCAGGTATGAAATGTTCACCGTGCCGTCAAAATTGACATGCGTGATGGTCGCGGCCAACGGCTGATTGTTGAGATCGTACGGCGCGTAGGCCGATGCTGCGAGCGTAGGCCAGAACCAGAGTCGTTTTCCAACGGTGGGTTGGATCATTCTGGGATGCCTTCAACCATATAGCGAACCAACGCTTCCGCTTGCGTGGCATCCAAGAGGTTAGTACCGCTGGGCTCGTGGCGCGCAGGAGGCTTGCCTCGGGCTGCGTTGTACTCAACGTTGTAATCAGGGTTGAAGCTGATTCCCGCGTCAGGCTGGAAGTTCTCAGGCAACCGCCATCCAAGGAAGCGATTCACCATGTGCTTGATTTGCTCGTCGGTCATTAATTCACCTCCAAAAAAGGCCCCGGAGTACGGGGCCAACGTGTGTCACCACTACGAGGAAAATGTGTGTCATCTCCAAGTTTGTCGTTACGATCTTCTCGGTCCACGCTTGGCGCCTGACACGGGCGGCAGTTTACAATCATGATTTGTTGTATTTCTACGATAAATCATATCCATAGACGTAAACATCGAACGTCGCGGCCACGCCAGCCAACGTTGTACCCACACGCGCATACAGCGTGCTGCCGGTCTGACTGGTGGTCGTTGCTGCGACAGTGCTGTATGCCACAGCCGTCGCATTGGTCACTGACAGTGCGGCAGCCGTGACGATGGTTGTACCGCCGTTGTTGGTCGCCGCATTCAAGCTGAAGTAAGCGGTCGATACTGCAGTAGTGCTGGCATTCGCAGTCAGCACCGCTGAAACGACCCATTTACTTGCATTGATCACGGGAATCGGCGTATCGGCCACCGCGTTTGCGTTCACGGCACGGGCTTCACCGAGAAGTCGAAGCGCATTCGAACCTTGGTAGTTGCCACCGTAAGTCTGTGTATTAACCGGCGTCAGCACTGCCAAAGAATTGGCATTTGCCGTAATCGCCGGGCCTGGATTGGTATCTGCCATGGAAAACTAGCTCCTAAATGAAAAGGGCGCCGTGTGGCGCCCTCAAGGTGGTTGGTTGATCGGCCCTGTCAGGCCCGGACGAGAACATCAGTCGGTAACGTGCTTCCAGACTTTGCGTCTGCGGATGTTGGAAACGAGAACGTTGGAGATTCCATATTTCTGAGCCAAGATCTTCCCTTGCTCGATACTTTTACGGATTTCTCTCACAATTTCCTCCGTGATTTTGCTTCCGATTCCACGTCTATGCGCGCCACCGCGAGGATTTTTAGCGATGTGGCTCACTTCTACGTGAGCCCAAGAAACTCTATTCTTGATGCTCGTGATCGTAGTAGCAGCCACTCCATAATCAGCCGCGATTTCAGCATACGTTCGTGAATCTGAGAGAATTTTCCTAACTTTCTCTTCATTGAGTTGGGCCAGATGAGAATTCTCTCCCGACTGATCATGTCGGCGCCCTTTCCTATTCATATCTGCATGGTTGTCGGCTACAGTTCCAAGCCACAAATGCGCTGGATTGACACATGTGGGATTGTCACAGGTATGACAGACAAGTTTGTCAGGAGGCACTGGCTTGCCACTATGTAGAGCAAAAGAAAATCGATGGGCTTTCGTATACCTCACTCCGTGAATTATTCCGTCAAAACGCCCATACCCTTGACGGTCCACGCAGTAGGTCCATAACCAACAGCCCTCTGTCTTTTTATGCTGTGCTTCGAATCGTTCGATGGCACTCCTGCCTCTGAACATCGCAGCATTCATTTTAGGTTCAAACGGCGAGCCAGATTTCCTAGCTCGCCGCAAATGCTCACTGCATAAGCCAGAAGCCTTCACAGGGAGGTCGCACCCTTTGCATTGACACACGCTTACGGTTTCCACATTTCGTTCTCGGTTATTAAGACCGAGACATTTTGCCGAAAACCTTGGACGAATGCAATGCATTGAGCTATTCTAAATCCCCGTGAAAACAAGCCTCATCCAAACACCCGGATCGCTAAGGACCTGTATAAAGAAGCAGGGCCGTAGAGAACATCACAGCGTGTAGGCTCTGAGTCGTTATTGATAGTGAATTGCGTCACCATCCGAATCGACATCCCCACATCCTCGTCGTCATAAGCCCGCGCCGCGAACTCCACGCCCCGGGGCAGTGGCAGATCCGCGAAGGCCAACGCAAACGCGTACTTGTGGAACACCAACCCCTGCGGAGTCGCCGTGCTGGCGTACGCCGTTCCACCGTTGACCGTGATGGTCGTACCGGTGCCAGTCGGCGCCGCCGTGCAGTTCTGGAACTGGCCGGCGCTGATGATCGCGTCGCCAATCGTGAGCTGCAGATTGCCCGAGCTGTCACTGGTGTACACCCCAGTCAGCGGGTTGAACGTACCGTTCGTCAAACTCGCCGGCCCGTAGTAGATGCCCGTCGTCGCGGCACCGTTAGGCGGCGTGATAAAGCCACCGGGCGGTAGTACCACGAATTGTTTCAGCGTGCGTCCATACTGCTGACGGCTCTGCGGGTTTACCGGATAGATACCTGAGAACTGGATCACATCACCGACCTTGATCACACCGGTCGAAGCCGTCCAACCTGTCGTCAGGATCGTGCCGTTCGCCGACCATCCGCTCGTGAGCAGCGCCGTACCGGTCGGTGTCGCCGAGACCGTGGGCGTACCGCCCTGAGCACCGGTCGTGAACGACATGATGTTCTGATCCTCCCACCAGTCCAATCCGGCGAACTCCTTCGCCACCATGCCGCGCTCGTTGAACTCGCTGATGCGCGCCTGAGGATTGAACAGACCCTTGATGGCATCCGTTGCCGCTGACATGCTGATGGGATCCAGCACGCAGTTCTTCTCGCCTTCGGCCGGGCAGGCCTCGGACGCCAGCACCGCGCGCGCATCGGAGAAAATCTTGTAGCTCGCAGGCTGGATGCCCGCGGTGCCCAAGGAATTCGCCGTGTTGAGCGTGCAGAACTGTGCAGTGTCGGAGTCAACCCGGTTCGCGACGGTTGCGACCTGAGGTTTCAGAATGCGCTGTTTGAACATATCCATGGACAGCGCCAGGTCCTGCGTCGTGAACTGCACATCGACGTGGAACTGGTAGTTGAGCACCACCGGGACGTACTGCTCGAACGTGTCTTCCACGTTCAGAGGGGGGCCGTATGTACCGATGTAGCGGGGCGGACGCCGGACGTTAACTGTGTTGCCTATCTTGGCGCCGGTCTGTGCGAACTCGTTTGAATCAAATGTTAGACCAACTCAAGTTGGTCCGATCTTTCGATCGCTCTGATTCTCATCAGAGATCAGATCATATCTTGCTTCTTTCGAAGCCCCACCGTTTCGAGCCCGTTGGCTCTACTTCCTTTCGGAATGATCGTTGAGCGTTCCGTCTTATGACGGCTTCGTTGCTGATTGTCTAATCCTGAAGATTGTTACCTTTCGGTACTTCAGGCTATAAAGAGTTTCCAGCAGTTAGATGGGTTTTGCGTCAGCATTCAATTTTACTGACGGTCAACGCGGTTAGCGATGACGAGTTCATTTTCCAACACTACCAACGCCTCGTTAGTAATGTAAGAAATCGTCAAAAGTTGCTGGACAATAGTCGCTGCTCCTAAATGTTTGTTTCATCAGGAACACCAACACCTAACGCCGCTTACTCCGCGCTCTCTCCTTTTCATAAGCCCGCAGTTGCTTGAAATCCATCTTCGACGGATCAGTCACCACGGTCCCGGAGCCTTGCGCGGAAATCGGCGTGATCGGTGGAGGCGCTCCACCACGCTCGGGTGCTTTCGGTGCAACTGGCGGCGGCACGACTGCGACAGGCGCAGGCGCGACAACCGGAGCTGCGGGAGCCGGCGGCGGGGTCGGCGTTGGAGCCGGGGTGACCGCTGCAGGCTTCTCGAAAGCCAACTCGAGCTTGCCCACTTCGGCGACAGCCTTGGCGGGCGAGAGTTTTCGAATACGATCTGTGAAATCTGGGTGATTCGCCATGTAATAGGTGATATCAGCCCCGTAATCGCTCTCGGTGACGAACTGGAGCACCGCGTCTTGAACTAGAACATCTGTTGCGCCCACGACTTCCAGGAAATCGGGGTATTTGATCTGAGCTTTTTCAAGTCGGGACCGAAATTCGGCCTCGACTTTGGCACGCTCCTCTGCCTGTTTCTCTTGCGCGATTTTGGCGCGCTCTTGCTCGGCCGCATGAGCGGCTCGAGCGTCTGCAAACTGATCTTTCGCGTCAATGAACTTACTCCAGTCGACGACACCTTCTGGAGAAGTGAATTCTTTGATATCCGGTGCCTTCGGCGGCTCAGGCGCGGCTGGCGCAGCCGGCGCGGATTTCTGAGTCTTCGCGGACTGCAATTCGCGCTCGAGCTCTGCGGCACGGGCTTCCGCCAGTCGAGCACGCTCGAACTGGTTTTTGGCAAACGCCTCGGCGTCCTTGGCCTCTTCTTCCGCCGTCTTGCGCAGCGCCTCTTCCTGCTTCGCGATCTTGTGCCGTTTGCCCACCAATCGCCGCACACGCTCGCTTTCATCGGGCGCGGCGAGAATGTAGCCCTTGTCGTCCTCTGAAAGCCCGAGATACGGGTCCGGCAGGTCATCAGGGTCAACCGACGCGGCAGGCGGCACAATGGCTGCGGGAGCCTCTGGCGCTGGCGCGGGGGGCACTTCGGGCGCTGTCCCGGCCGTCGCATCGGGCTGCTTCGGAGGTGCCGGCGGCGGCGTAACGGCCACCGTAGTCTCGACCGGCGTCTCTCCGGGCAACGACTTGTCGCCCTTCACGTGGTTTTTGACCTCCGTGACGGCGCCGGTTTCGATGAAATCTTGCAATCCAGAACTCGTTACAACTTTTCCCAAGGAAATCTCCGCTCTCAGCCGCTAGGCTGCAAATTGACCGTATCCAAATCACATCTACGCATTCAACTGCCGTTCTTGGCGTTGCAACTCATCGTAGAAAAATTCCGTCAGACGAAAGCCGAGTGAGCCGCAATAACAAAGGATTTTCTGAGCCTTGCGCATATCGCCAGTTTTCAGATCCCTATAAATTCCCCACCATGGCAACCGCAAATCCCACCAAATTCGACCGTCGTATTTTGAGCGGTGATATCGCAGAATCCACCGATATTCTTTATGCAGATGTCGTTGAAGGTCTCTGTTGTGCTCGTAGGCCCGTAGCTCACGAAATGACATTTCAGATGGATTCTTTGTCATCACAACTCTAACTCGCTCTCGGCACAATGGCCGCAATTAACCAAAAATACGGACTATCACTAAATTCCAAAAGGCCGTGCAAATCACGCACAATTCCAAAACTATCAAGTATGCGACCCAACCAGGGATCACGCGAATATTCGTGTAGGCCAGCAGCGGCTTCATGGCGTGCTGTCGGATTTCTTCTCGGCCTTCTCAACAAATCGCATGGCGCTCAAAGCAGCCAACACACCTTTACGAAAATATTCAGCGGCTTGGCCTCCGGGAAATGGATCACTGGGCAATCCGCAACGGCAGCAGCGACAATCTCCGCCCGTCTTGAATTCCTCGCAATCGCAAACCGGACATTTGCCCCAAATCATTTTTCGGCCTTCTCAGCCTTCTCGGCCGCATGTTCTGCGGCGACTTCAGCCGCCTCTTTCGCATGGCCGCCCTGCACGTGCGAATCAATGATCTTGCCCGTCGCGCCGATCTCAGCCACTGCGATGGAGGCTTGCGCTTTGGTGTGCGTGTCCATCGCGCTCGTATGCGCCTTCAATGCCGCATCATTCGCCTTGACCTGTGTCTGCTGATCGACCTTATACTTCTCCAAGGCGATCCAGTTATTCTCAATATTGGTCTTCAGCTTCAATTCTTGCTGCAGACCTTGGATTTCCTGTTGCGCCTGTTGCAACTGCTGCTGCATGGCCGTGACGATACCCTGCGCCTGTTTCGGCAGCGATTTGATGGCCTTGTCGAGACCCTGCGGGGTGAGTGGCGCGAGGCGATCGGCCAGGTCTGATGCACCGGGCCAGTCCATGTTGCGCACCACGAGATCGGCGCCGACTTTAACGACCGGCTCGCCCAATGGTGTCCGCATGAGATCCAACATGGAATCGACCGCCTCCATGCGCTTGGTCTCAAAACCGGGGCCGGTATCCATCACGACATCGTAACGGCCCACTGTGAGGTCGTTCTTGATCTTCGCGACCGCAGGATCTATCGGAGGCTGTCCGAGCAGCGGCAATTCTGCGCCTGCGCCGCCTTCATTCGGATCTTGCGGCTGATTAATGCCGACCACTTCCGGCACGCCATCCTCGCCGATGATGCGCTGCATGCGTGCTTCGCTGTAGTAGTACGGAATCAGGTCGAGAATGATGCGGCCGGTATGGCAGATCGACTTGGTTTGATTGTCGTAGTACTGGAAGTGGCCGATGTCACTCAACGCTTGGCGAGCACGTAAGGCTTTACCGGAAACGACCTGACCAGGCGCGTCCTGACCGGGCTCGTGCGGCATGCCGGCGAGGATCATCAGATCCTTAAGGGCGGACTCTGCAGCCTGCACAAAGCCCGCTGGAACGGCCACCGGCTCAACACGCTGCGGCGGTGGCAATGGCGTTTTACTGCCATCAGGTTGCTCGATAAAATCGGGTGTATAAGTCAGCTTCGAATAGGGAACTTGATTGGCATCATTCCATTCCGGGTGACCATCGAAATGATTTGTGGTTCCCACCCATGGAGCACGCGGAGCAAGGGCGATTACCTCTGTTTCGCAGGTATTGTGAGTAGGAATCATCGCCTCGCCACATAGGAATAGATGCGATGGTGAATCGATAGCTAAACATTGCACTGGCACCGATGCGATACGTTCGACTTTGTCGATGCGATGTCGATGCGTGCGCCGAATCTGTTCTGGCCGTTTACCAAGTCCTGCAAGCTTTCTGGCCATACGAAATATCGGTTTTCGTGTGGTGAAGGAAAATTGATATGACTCGGAACATTTCGATTGATAGCCACCAGGCATTTCGCAAAGTCGCGCTGCGCGCTTAATGACTATAGCTTTTATGCCAATGGAACGAAGTAATTCAGCGAGTCCTTGTACAATTTGTAGATTTATATTTGTGAAACTGCATTGACCTGCAGCCGACACTGATCCATCAGTATCCATTAAACCCTGAATCAAAGCTAATCGTTGCTCATGCGATGCTCTCAAATATTTCTGAGGAATGTGCTTGCGACCTAGCAAGCCTTCTTCGATCAGTATTTGACGAATTCCATAGACGGAGAAAGTCGGGGCTTTTGTCTCATCTTTTTGCTTATGGCATGGGCCAACAGAATATCCACAGTCTGATAAATGTTTTCGCATCTCTTCAACATCATCTTTTCCGTGGCAGATGCTTGTGGAAACTGCTGTTCCATTTCCCAACCAGACGCCTAATAGATATGGATCTAACGGCAAATCGATCTTTGGCAAATCAAGCGGTGCTGTGACATAAATGTAATCCTTTCGCGGTTGTAGATCCTTTGTTAGAACGGACTTCCTTAGCCATTCAAAACTATGAGCATTGCGGGGTCCACGCTGCTCTACTGGCCATTCATGTTCACCACTAGCTATTACTTGGCTACCGTCGTCGAATGTGATGCGATAGCAATCCTTGTGGACGTAGATCGGACTTTTACCGAGTACTTTGCACGGTTTGCCATGCTCATTGAACAACATGTCGCCGGACTTGACTTCGCCCATCGTGGTCCAGCCGGTTGGCGTCGGCAATGGTGTATCCAATGACAGATGACGCCAGTAATTCACCATGCGAGCAACATCAATCAAATCCCGCACCATCCCCTTGCGCCGGATCTGCCCATTCAGATCCATCACGTTGCCTTCGCAACGCACGACTGGAATCCACTTCCCCGGCAGATCAACTGATTCAACAACCGTCGACCCGTTCAATCGATGCCATTCCAATTGGCGCCGATACGCGGGGCGGCGAATCTCATCGCCACGAAGATTCTTCGCGATCTGCTGCCCTTCCTTCATCTGACTCAGATAAACGGACTCGCCAGAAGTGAGTTTGACTAGCGTGTCTTTCTTCTTGACGATGCGGAAATATTCCGCGAGCCGGATTTCCTCTTTCGTGCGCCATTCAAGGCTCATATCGCCTTGGCCACCATCACGCCATTCGGTTTCAGCTTCCTCGGGATACTTCCGCTCAAATTCCGACCGCTTCATGGTCTCGGTGATCAAACACCACTCAGCATCCTCACCCGCCGGCAAAATAGAGCCGGGGTCCATGTAGACCGTGAACGGATTGCGGATCGGCGCAATCTTCAATTCCTGCTCAAAGCTATCCTCCGCGATGTACTCCGACAGAATGCGCCAGTAACCCCAGCCCATCTTGACGGCGGACTCACCACCGATGTCGTAAGCCGTCGCCCCTTCCGAGCGTTGCTCGATGTGCCGGATCAGTCCGCCGATTTTCTGCGCAAGATCGACATCCGCGCCATCACCGACCGGATGGACTTTGATGCGCGGACGCTGCATGCGCATGTTGTTCACGACGCGCTTGACCATCGCACGCGTGTGATTGATGGTCAGCGTCGGGCGTCGGGAGACCTTGCGCTGATTGTAGATGTCCGTGGGCCATTGCTGGCCGTCTTCGAACTCGAGATCGATGACCGCGGCCTGGCGGTTCGCGCCTTCGGACTGTTCTGCGATGCGCAGGCGTTCGGAGGCTTCCTGGAAAATTTCGTCGTTGCTGGTTGCAGGCTGGTGAGAGCCTGACGGAATTACGGGCAATCAATTCTCACTTGTTGAACCAATCATTCGGCCTCGGCGACCGGCCCGTAGCCGTGCCGCCGTAGAACTGCGGGAAATACCAGGGGGGTACCTGTTGCGTCGTATGCAGCGCCAATTTATGGCGCGGTCCACGCGGCGTATTCTGCGGTAACCCGATACCGCCTCCGTTGATCAGACACGCGTCATCGGCGGTCCAGTCGGTGGAATCCGCCGTAATCAGCGTGTTGTCGGCGGTCGGAATCGCGAGCGGAGTCGTCACCCGATGTAATCGATCAGGCAATAAAAGTTGGTGAAAATGCTCGTGCGCGTGATCGTATCAAGCACTTTGATCGTGCGCGCCAGATCGGTTGTCATGACGAAATTCGGCGTCACGGTGTACATGGAACTCGCCGGCACCGGCGTTGCGGAATTGGAGCCCGAGACGGTGCCCAATACGGTTGGCGTCGCTTCCTCGGTCTGAATCGAGTAATTGTAGGCACCTGAGCCGCCGCTCGCCACCGGCAACCACCAGCGGATGCGCGTGATCATGGCATTCAGCGGCAACCGGATCGCAAAACTGCCGCCATTGGACGGCCAGTCGCTGTTGGCGCTGACGAAGGATACGACCTTGGTATCCGTCGAGCCGCCGACGCCGATATTCCAATTCACATCCGAGTCGACAACCTCATGCCAACCCACCGCGCTTGCATTGTTGCTGTTGCGACAGTTTTTGAATCGCGCGATGGGATAACCGCCCTTGTTGCCGGAATTCGTAACCGTGATGAAGTTGGCGGCGGAGTTATTCTGCAGCAGTGTGCAGGATTCATAGCGTACCGAAGACTGATAATTGTAGTTGTTGCTGTTGTTGTCGTAGTTATGAACGCCAGATAGCTGACTATCGCGGAACGTAATGATTGGTCCCGGTTGATTCACGAAATTGAAATTGCACAGCACATCGCTCGGCGAGCGACTGCCGACCTGCGAGGACTGATCCAGATTCATGAACGTGATGTTGCCGTTGTTCCAATTGGAATTCATCAGCAACGCGAAGTCCGTCGCATGTTCAACGCGCAGTCCGTTCACGCGAAACTGTTGGACACCCTGCGCGTTCGGCGTGCCCAGCAGATTGAACAGATAAGTCGTCGAGGTTGGTCCGAAGGCTGAGACATCGCAATCGTCAATATTGAACTGGCCGCCATAATAGGAATAGATCCAGGGCGCCTTGGTCGACCAGAACTTGCATTTGGTGAACCAGAAGTTCAGGAATTGATCGGTACCATTGGCGCCCACGGCCGTACCGTTCGCATTCGGGACCAGCGGCGATCCCATGAAGCTTGTCGCGATCTGAATATAACTGCCCGTCGCGGCGACAATGAAATACGTCGTATTGGCCACAATATTGCCGACCGTCGTCCCGAAAGTCAGCGTCTGACCGACCGCGAAACCGCCATTGACGTTCGTAAAAGCGAGCTGTGAATTCGATGCCGTGACCGTGAAAGTCTGCGACTGCGGCAAATACATCCAATTGGCCAGTCCATTCGGACAGGTGACGAAACACCGATCGAAACGCCATTCACTGTTATTGTTTCCGCCCGAGAGCAGGCAGATATTCTGCCAGGTTCCTCCCCATCCGCAATCGGAGAAGTTGAAATACTGGATGTTGGACAGTCCGCCCTGCTCAGAGGACTGATAGAAGTCACTCGTCGCGGAATTGCCGTAGAAGAAAATGCCTTCCCACTGCACATTCTGGATCAGGCGGTTGTAGCAGAGCGGTCCCGGCGTCGCGGGCGAGTAATTGATGATCGTCAGGCTCTGCCCCGCACCGACGAACTTCAAACCATCCAGTTTCAACGTGGGGCCATTGGTGAGCCCCGGCATCATCGCGTAGGCCTGATTGATATAGTACACACCAGGACCGAAGGCGACCACCGCATAGGTGCCATACGCCGAGCCGCCGGGCTGCAACGTCGGATTCGAGACGGCCCTTGAATAGGCGATGCTCAGATTGAGCGTATCCAGAAAGCCGGTCTGATCGCCGGTGGGCGATAGAATCGAGCCCTGCAGCCCCACGAAAGCCTGCGCGCTGCCAATCGCAGTGTTGAGCGCGTTGAAGTTGAAGTTGCATTTCGAGAATGCAGCTTGAATCGGATCGCCCGTGGTGTCATTCGCGAAAGTCCCGATGTTGATGACTTCGAGGGCGGTCATTTTGGCTCACAGCCTGCGCGGTAAGTCCATTCGATGGATTCGCGAACATGTTTGCAGCTTCGGCACTCAACCGTGCCGTCGTGATGCAGGAAGAACAACTGACTGCTGCACGGGCATTCAAAGACCCATTCCGGGCGCTTGATCTGGAAGTCGTGCTCGACTACATCGCCCAAGAAGGTCTCCTGAAATGAAAACGCCCCAGTCAAGGGGCGTTACGTTGAATGAACGGGATATCTCGGGCCAGCGCGGTCGCCTGCCTCCCGTGGGGCGCGCGTGATTCAAAAATAATCGCCCGATACTCGCCTCGGTGCTGGGAAATAGCTCATTTGACAAGGGTGACGGACTGGCAGGCGTTGCCTATCCTTGGTACCTCAGATCCAGTCCGCTCCGGATTTACCTCAATCAAACCAATTCATTCATTTGGACGCCCGATCGGCTTCGCATTTGGGAAATGCTCCTTGAGTAGCTTCCTTCCCTGCGGATCATCCAGCTTTTCAGGATAGTCCTGCTTCAGCCCCGAGCACATCTCGCAATCCTCAGCGCCCACTTCAGGATCATCGATCTGGAAATTACACCAGATATGATGCTTCATCGCTGAGATCCGGGCCAGCGGTCGAAAGCAGCCCGATATTGGTGCGCTTGTTCCGTTGGCTTATTTACGAGTGAAGTGGGGTTTGCAAAAGCCATCTTCTCCCTCAATATCTTCAAATCCTCCAACAGCTGAGCGTATTTCGCTTCCAGATCGACAATGCGTTTCTGGTGAGATTGAAGCTTTTGCTCGAGCTGCTGGAGGGGGTTCAAGGGCTATTCCGGCGATGGACCATTGATGCCGCCTGCGAGGCCCGCAGACGCATCAACAGCAGACGGCACTTCAAGGCCAGCTACTCCGTTGGCCTGATGCAAAGCCTGATTCAGATCGCCGTTTGGGGGCCATGCATTCTGAAATGCCGATCCTGCCAACAGTTCCGCGCTAGTTGCCTGAAACTGATACCCCGTGGTATTCGGGACATTTTCGGGCTGCGCGGCGCTCAGCGTGACTTCCGGCACAACCACCGGTTGAGGCAATTTCTCGCCCGTGATGCCGATCCATTGCCGGAAGGCCGCGACCGTTTCGGGGCCGACAAACAACAGCAGATTTCCATCGTCAGTGACGATAAAGTCGTTCGCCTCAACCGTTTCGCCATCGGTGTAGCCATCATGCATGACGGTTTTCACCGTGTACCGATAGAGTGATTGAACAGGCTCGGGCGCAGATTCAACGACGGGAGCCGCATTCTTCCGCGGCCTTCCCGGCTTGCGCTTCGCAGGCTCGGAAAATTCAAAGGATTCGGCGACCTTGCGCGGTCGGCCAGGTTTACGTTTCGCCATTTTATTTACTCGACAGTGGTGACAGGAAAGGGAATTTTAGCAGCAATTATTAGGCCGCTTCGCGCTTTTTCTTTTTGGCTTCTCTATAAGAATTGTAAGCCACAGCCGCGCGCTGCTTTTGATCGGGAAAATCCTTGTTGGCTTTCTTCGATCCCATGTATTTCGAAATAAACGCCGACAGTTTTTCTCCTTTTTGAACTTCGGGCACGCCTATTCTCCCCTCCGCTGCCCGCGCCATCCGCGCACATTGGTCGCATCGCCGCCATCGGGAATCGACGCGCGAGCTCCATTCGGGCCACCGACCTTGACGGCCGGCTCGGCGCGTTGCGGCTGAGTGCCGGGAACGACATCGATCTGATTGACCGGCGGTGGCCGATTGCCGAGGACCTGAGCGCAGGTTTCGGCGCCGGTCGACTTGGTCGGCATCGGCCGCTGAAAGCCGGAGGAGGTGTTTTCGCGGTCGTAGGGGGTGCCGGCGACGCCGATCAGCATGGGAGTCTCCAGGATTGCACGGCACGACTCAGGACGGCGCGGCGTGCGAGTTTGCGCTGGGCAGCGCGTGAAATAATGTCGGTTCGGGGACGAGGGCGCGGCTGAAAAGGTCGCGGAATCATCGGAATGCTGGACGGCCCATCAAGCCTAAGTGCATGACGCGCTTGAACTTCGTCTGCCAACTCTTCGATTTCGTGTTCCACGGGCACGTTTCACAAACCGCCGAATTACTCCTTCAGCGTCCCGCGAATCACCGACTTGTCCGGATGCTCTTCCGTCATCGTAAAACGTACGCCACCGGACTCCGCTCGCCCGGGCGAACCCACCTGAAGGGCACCTTCCTGCTCAATATCGGCCACGGTCTCGGAGCCGCGTCCGCCCTTGGTATTGTTGGACAGCGCGGCCGACTCGGCATTCTCGTTCGGGGTCATTCGCATGGGAAAATCCTTTGAATTGAGCGCCCGCTCAGGACGCAGAGACAGTTTTGCACTCTATCCGACGTGTACTCTGAATCTTCTTTCGGCGCAAGGGCTTCGGTCGCGTTCCAAAGGCCGAAAGTCCCGGATACCGCCGTAGCAGTTCTGCGCGAGCTCGTGTCACACGCATGCGTAAGGCACTGACAGATAAGCCTAAAATGCTCGCTTTCTCATCTGGCGACCAATAGCCGCCGCTGTCTTTCATTTGTACGGCATACCACACAAAAAGGGCGGACTGATGCGTCAGCGGAAGCGTTAATTGACAGCAGTGGATGAAATAGACCGATTTCGACATGTCGGCGCAGAGAATTCGCGAACCTGGCGGCTGATCGGAGAAAATCATGCTGAAGGCTGCTTGCTGCGGTAATACAGCGTCCTCGCAATGACGTTCCTGCCACGCGCCCCAGTCGCGCAGAAGGCTGTCCAGGTGGTCGTATTCCGCTGAGGTATGGGCCATAGCGCCTCAGCTCGTTGCCAGCGTCAGCGCCTCAATCGTCACCCCTGTCGGCGGATCCGGGATTGCCGCCGTAGCGGGGATGACCTTGGTTCCGACCGGTGACAGCGCCGAGCAACCGGATGAATCACAGGTCGTGACATACACATACACCGTCTGCCCCGGCAGCGCCGGAAAATTCCCCGCCGCGCTGGTTTGTCCGGGTGCGGCGGTAAACGTCGGCGTCGTCGGTGCGACCGTCAACGGCGATGTACTGGCATAGACATTGGACACCGTGACCGCGTTCACGCCCGTAAGCGGCTGCGCGCCGGAGGCGGAGGTTGTGGTCGTCGGCGCAGTCCAGGAGACGCTGAGATAATAGGCGGTCTGGGCGTGAGCGGGGCTCAAGGCGGCGAGGGAAAGCAGGGCGACTAGTTTTTTCACGACAACTCCTCAAATATTTGAAACCGCGCAGTATAGCGCTCACGACGGCGATCCAATCGGGCGATCAGCCGTTCGATGGCGCAAATCCGACACGAACTCGACGGATGGCTTTCATACGGCCGATGTTTTCTCATCGTCCCCATGCCCGCGCCACAATGGCAATTGCCGAAATCACGGCCGTGGGATTCCCATTCCCGACGCCATCGCTTTACCATCATCGGCCGATCCAGTTGAAACCGCTGCACATTCGCTCCCTTTGCTGCGGGCAGGATCGCCCGGAGTCATGGAGCGCGGATGCTCGCCACAGATGGAGCATTTAAAAACGTCATGGGCAATGACATAGACCTCGAAGCCGAACTCACAGAACGGGCAGGCGGCCGAGCCGGCGTTGATGGCTTTCTCGCGGCGGTCGCGGAGGAGTTCTTCGATCGTCATGACCTGATGAATTCCTTAAGATTGCGGCGTAAATTATCAACGTCGTCGACTTGCTTACCGAGCTTTTCCGCCTCCTCGTACCAATGGGTCCAGTTTTTCTTGGCAGATGCCAGTTGTGAAACGAGAACGGACTTGTCTGCTTCTAATTGCTTTATGATTGCCATCAATTCATCGGCACGCGCAGAAGGATGGCTGCTCAATTTGTTCGTCAACGCCGCGATCGTCTCGCGAGCCGCAGCCAATTCCACTTCCAATCCGGCAATCTCTCGTTTGTAACACGGAGGAGCAACTTTACGCGCGGCCTTCTTTTTCATTTTTCCTCCACTTCGGTCGGTACATCGCGCCACTCGAAGGTTTCCCGAGTGAACAACTTTGATATCGGATCATAATGTCTGATTCGACATCGCTGTTGGAGCGCTCTCGTGCGAACCGCCAGACCACTCATCGGACCCGCGCTTTCTCGATCTAGAAAGCGAAGTTGTGCCATTGGTTCTACTTCGAAAATAGCTTTCATTTCGCGCGTATCACCATGCCGATCAGATCATTTGATAGCATTTCATGCCGTTCAACCCTTCTATCGGTCCAAGTCTCTTCGCTGTTTTCAGCTGTGAGCCACAGTGGGGACTCTTCCAATACCGCAACAATATCTTCCTCACGCATCACCAACAATTCCTCGCCGTCTATCTGAATCTGAGTACCGAGACTGAACCAGATGCGATCTCCGGCTTTCACATCGAGCGGAACGACTGCGCCGCTTTCGAGAAGCTTGCCGGGACCGATTGCAATGATCTCGCCACGCAAATAAGGCTCGCGCTCCGTATCTACAATCTGGATGCCACCGCGCGAAACGGTCTCGCGTTCCAAGCGCCTCACAATCACGCGATCGTGTAGGGGGCGACTCTCGCCAGTTTCGGCATCGAATACAATCGCCACATCGGCTTCACGTGTCGAAATGATTACGTCTTTGCCGCCCCAGAGCACACGAGTGAACAAATATCCGTTTAATTCGAGGCCGCCAAGATCGACGACATCACCGGGCTGAATATCACACGGGGTGAAGTGTTTTGAGTCCCACGACTTCGTGCGCTTGCCTTTCGGCCCGTCATATCGCTTCTGGAAATGACCGGGCCCGACAGCCAATACTTTCCCGCGAACTGGCTGACCCCGATAAACCAGCTCCATCATCGTCCCATGATCGATATCCAGCGGCTCAACGACGATATGATCGCGCAGACAGCGGATGGTTTCGTCTTCGCGGACAAAGGTTAACAGGGCGTTGGACACGCGGACGCCGCGATCGATGAGGGGTTGGTTCACTTTTCAGTCTTCTTCAGCAACAATAAATTGTGATGAATCTTGTCTAAAGCCATCCGTAGTGTATCGCCATCGCCAGCATCAGGCGCCGATCCAGAATTCACTATTTCCGCCTTCACGCCAAGAAGCTCAACAAAATCGTCGTTGATCTGATGAATTTTGTCGCGCGTCGCGTCCTGTAAAATCACTTCTGAATCCTCCGCGCCGCCGCCTCCAGCTCAAAGCTCTTCAGCTCCTTAAAGCTCATGCCGCTGAGTGACGGCATGACCTGCAACTGCTCCGGTAGAAACTTCTCGCGCACGTAGGCGCGCTCCTCGGTCTCAAACCATTGGCAGATCACATACGCCTTGCGCTCGATCTCATAGCCGAAGAGTTTGAAGCTGTGAGCTTCCTGGGAGCGCTCGATGACCATTAGAGGGCCACCGGATTTCAACTGGACCACATCACCAAGTTTCATGGACACACTCCTTCAATTTCATTTTTTAATTGAATCAGCCGCTCGCATCTAAGATCATTCCAGCAGATGCCGGACATTCGCGTTTATCGAGTGGCGTATGGCTTTCATGCCAATAGCCCGAAGTCACGCACCAGGTAAATTCGCAATAGATACATTTTCTGCATGCCATTGCATCATATTCTGAATCGCATATTGCCCACGCATCGCTCCAGCGATGATTCGTCAATCCAGATTGCGGATAAATAGATGTCATTTCGTCCCCGCCAACCATCGATCCCGCGCTCGACTCAACTCGCGCCAGACTTCCAATGGATAGCCGCATTCGTGCATGCGGTGCTCATGCCAAAGAATGAAGGCGTCGCGTTCTTGGCGGGTCATTCTGTTTCCTCATTTGCCGAAGGCGGAATGATTGTAACCAGCGGCCATACTTCTCCCACCGCAATGAGCCTTTTCTCAGGATCATCATGAATATCAGTAATCGCTATCCAAACTGCTTCAATTGATTCAGCGACATAATACAAGCGGCATTGCTTGATTTCTGTTTCGGAAATACCGGGCACCTTGATGGTGCGGCCGTCTTGTTCGTATCTGACTTCGAAAAGTTTCATGCTTTGACTAACGCGAGTTTCACCGCGCCCTTCACGTTCGTTGTTGGATCAACCAGTGCGTCTAAATCGGCTACGCGGAGCATCCCGAGCTTAAAATGGTCTCTCGTCCCTCCACACTTCTCATGTCGTTTGAAGAACTTCTCCGCGACACGCTTCTCGGCGCAGTTTTCGTACTGGCCATCGGTGCGGGAAGCGTAAAGCAATGCATCCGACGCATTGGCGCCACAGACCGTGCATAGAATGTAGAGGCTGTTGCCGAGGATCTGGGGAGTGCGGGAGTTTTCGGTCACGGATGCCTCTCAGGAATGCCATGCAAGGCACGCAAATATCGTGTCGCGCGTTTGCGCTTCTCCATCATTAGTCTTTCAATTTCAGGCTGCGCCTGACGCAATGATTCTTCGGGTGTGACCTCATAGATAATCGTGAAGGGCCAGAAGAATGGCAGGCATTTGCGATGATACAGCAGATGATAGATGTAACCGCGCCATTTCCATGTCAGGAATGCGGCCGACGGCGGAGGTCCAAACCATTGCATCACGGCTCAATCCTCAACAGCGCATATCCTTTCGGCAGCAAATGCCATGGCACTTTGCCGCGCGCCAGAATTATAGACCTGCAGGTATCGCAGATTTCGAAACGATAAATATTCTTCATGCCGAAGGTTTGTTGGAAGCGTACTGCACCAGGTTTGTTGTGTTTGCATTTCAATTGCTTCGCATTGGGAATTGACACCAGCGGCACAGGCGGCTCCGGATCTTCCTCCACAATCGTCTCATCAGACTTTACCAGTCCCTTGGCGCCATCTTTCGAGATGGAAGAGCCTGCAATTTCCCACGGGCATGATGAATCCGCGCGGCGATATAAGCTCCACGCATAACCGCCCCAGACGTTGGGATCGAACCGGATCGCGACTTCAGTCCCGGTGCTCATGTCGCCGACCTCACCGATTCTGCTCCTATCTCGCGACGGCGCTTGCGTAGCCTGCTCGATGGAATCGATAAGTCCGAAGACTCGTTCCCGCATACGGAGGCTCGACACCTGAGCCCGGTTCTGAGAATGTTCCTCGCGGCATTCACGTCGCGATCGTGCTCGGTACCACACTCCGAGCATTCCCAGTGCCTTACAACGAGTTGTCCTATTCCCGCCGGGCCGGAAAGGCCTCCGCAGTTTCCACAGACTCGCGTTGTGAATCTCTCGCTGACGATTTCCACAAACCTGCCGGCGTGCTCGCCTTTATACTGCAGTTGTGTTTTGAGCATCCCCCAACCGGAATCCAAAACGGATTTCGCCATCTTGGTTTTGGCTAGCTTGGAACTACTCACATCGCCAATAATAATTTTCTGATAACTATCAATAATCGCTCTTGAGAACTTATGCAGGGCATCGGCACGACAGCGCGCTGCTTTGCGGTGAAACCGCTTCGCCTGGCGCCGATGACCGCGACGCTGAGCGTTGGCAAGTCGCTCAGCATAGCGATGAGTCCACTTGCCGGCTTCCAATCGCTCGCCGTCACTAGTAACGGCGATATCTTTTAGGCCCAGGTCAATGCCGACAGACTCATTTGGCGCGATTGTTATCTCGGCCGTTTCGATGATCGGCAGGCATAGCCACCAATCCCCCATGGCGTCCTGCGCAAAGCAGCCTTGCTGCCACTTTGCCCCTTCGAGTCGATCGGACTCGAACACTCGAAAAGTCTTGCCGGCGAAACGCAGCGCATTTCCTTTGCGCTTGAGACTCTTTGTCTTAAACGGTATCCAACCTAACGACCGTCTCGATCCACGGCTTACGCGCCAATGCAGTTGAGTGCGCTTTGCCTGTTTGCGCTTCTGCGCATATTCACCGTTGATGCGCTGAATAGTGTCTGCGCCAATACGCACAAAGTGTTCTGTGGCGCCAGCACTCAGGTTGTTGAGATCAAATCCACTCAACCATTCCCGGGGTCCTACAAAAGGCTGCGCTGCCTTGGCGCTCACCTCATTTGCCCAATTCCAAACTTGGTTGACTTCAATCGCAGCAGCATTGAGCCACGCATAGGACTCAGAACGGACCTTCAACTTCAGGGTACGCGTAAACGAGAGCGGCATGAGCGTATTATCTACTCTCATGGGCGCTCGCGCTCCACTTTTTTGCGCAACTCGCTGATGGCTCGATACGTCATGTTTCTCGATAACCTCTCATCCCATCATCATCTGCCCGCATCTGCGCGAGCCAGTCACTGCGTTCTTCGCTGAGAAACCACATTAATCCGTAGACTGCGAAGACCCAAGGCATTTCGCTTCCTCCTCGGTCAAATAGCGCATGCCAGGCCAAGTAAATGGCGTGCCGTCAGCGACAGCCAATGCTACGAGAAACTCATAAACATCTGGCAATTCGGCGCCGAGCTTCATCCAATGCTCAGTCAGAAGACTTTTCGCGGTCACTTCTTTAGTTAGAATCATGGTTCATTAATCCTACTGCACAATCCTAGTCTGATTAGACCAGGTCCGAATATAAAGCTCCAATACGCGTCATATGCAGTCTTTCCATCTCCAACCCAAGTCCAATCATTAGGAATCTGACAAAGCCAGTAATTCGAGATGATCCGACGAATGTGAGGTTTACCCTTGGGTCTCTGCACGTTTCAATTCCTCTTTCTCATGCTCCAGCCGATACACCTCCGCCACAGCCCATTCCCACTCTGCCCGATCGACGTGCGCGCCGATCAGGCCTTGGCGGATGGATTCGCGCAGGGCGGCGGAGGTCTTGGTCACTTCGACTTCCGCGTGGATGCGATCGACAGCAGCCGCTGAGCGGTGACCGCGGTATCTTTCGCGCGGCCGATGCGGACGGCTTCCAGTACCTCTTTGGCCTCTATCGCATTTTTGGCGTAGACCGGCAACGGACTGCGCATTCCGGGTCTGCTTCTGCGCATCGCGCTTTTGATCCTCGCATTTTTGCGCATCTCGAAGGGCGTTGAATTCACATGGCCGCATTCACGGCACTTCGATACGAAGTGCATCGTATCTTTCTGGCAGTCGGGACAGAATTGCGTGGTGAAGTGTCGGACGCTCATTTCGGCGGTCCATTCCCAGCATTCTTATGCCAGCTGCGCGACATTGGATTACTCGGAACGTGGCGTTCATCATGCACGGCGTTGCATTGGCAGGTGGCGCAGTGCTGATCAGTCAGACGTTTGGGAGAGGCGTTTATCGCCCCAACAGTTCGCGCAACCGCAATACCATGCATGTCAATCTCGCCGTCTTTTCCGAACGCATGATCGTAACCCGCAGCGCGCATCTGATCGGCGATCTCGCGATAGGCCGCTTCGCTGAGCTCCATGATGACATACGTATGAGTCATAAATTCACACACTCCCGGCACCAAAACACCCCACCCCGAATCCTACCACCGCCGGTCGGCTTCAGCAGCCCGCATTTGCGGCAGGTGCGGCGGATGAGGGTGATGGGGCAGTAGGTCATGCGCCCGCTCGGATCATCGCCTTGAAGAACAGGCCGAGGCCTGAGAGGAGGGTTGCAACGGTCATACGTACTCCGCGTGTATTGCGCCTTCCGGCAACGGCAAAAGAACTCTCGGCGCATCGAAACCAGCATGGAATGCATCCTGCGCGAATTTATTGCGAGCGTTCTTGCGCAGTTCGCGCAGAACACGGTCGTCAAACATCTCCACGTCAGGAACCGTGACGCAGGAATGATTAAGAACTGGAACTCGGCCCCGAGCACGGACTGCAGACTCCGGGAGATAGACCAGCGTGAACGATTGCACTGGGCCTTGCGGACCTTGAAACAGTGCATCATGGCGTACCGCATGAGCATCTGCATTGATCATGTATTGAATCACCTCCCGCATCACAAAGTCAGACGGATACCAGCCTTCGCGCGGCGGCAGAAAGATCGACCGCTCAGGCATCAGTGATAACGGCAAGCCCGCACCAACCAGCGCGGCAGCCGTCATGCCGAAGAATTTGCGGCGGTTCATGATTTCCTCTCTTGCGCCATGCGCCTTAACACATGTTCAGGCGCCCGAACGAAACATCGATCGCACACCGTCAGCGTATATTCTTTCCACTGATGGCCAAGGAAAAGACAAGCCACCCGCAGGGATTTCCATTTGATCCAATCGCAGATTGTCATTTGGCCAATTCCCCCAACGCATTCCGATACCGCCCCATAATCTCCCCAGCTTTCAGCGCCGTTCCGATCCGCGAAGGCTTGATTGCCTGCAGCACAAACGCGAATGTCTTGTTGTCATCCTCTTGACAACACAACCTGAAATCCGCCTTGTAGATATTCCGGAAGTCCGACATCGGCGAGAGCTTGCCATCGCACTGGCGGATGTATTCGGACTGATCCAGGAAGGTCAGCGACTCGAGCGTGATCAGTCGCGTGTGCGACGGATCGCCCCATGCCCACGGCGAATGACGGGAGGGGACGGTCGCGCAGAGGTAGCCGTTGGGTTTGAGGAGGCGGTAGATTTCGGAGAAATCCCGAAAGAATGAAATGGCGTCGCCCTGCTGGCCCAGATGCTCAAGCACCTCATACGCGTGAATCTCATCGAATGAGGATTCTTCAAGCATCCCGCCTTCGGATTCGTCATAGGCAACCGCCGTATATCGACCCGGCACGTTGATATCGCGCGGAAAGCGACAATGGCCCCAAGGGATATTTCTCAAACTGCACAATACATCGGGATTGACATCCGGGTTGTGATCCAACGTCGTCAAACACGCCCAATCATCCAACGGCCGCGACGGCACCTTCAGCCGCTTGTCGCGCGCGTGGCCGCTTCCGATGAGGAGCTCGCGGTAATTGCTCGCGTGTACCAATGTCATTCCTCTTTTTCTCGGTACCAAATCGTCACAACTATTGTCTCGTGTGAAACACCGGTAGAGCAAAGTGATGTATGCGTTTTGAAGATTTCTTCATATTGCTCATCAAAAAGCCATCGGTTTACATCGCGTTCTAAGACATCCAAGTCATCAGTTCCGACAGCGCATGTCTTCTTGAAAAGTATGATTTTCATCGGTGATCTCGTTTTGTTTCATTCGAACATCATGATCGTACACGAGCGCTTCGATGTATTGGCTCTTGCCTCTATAATCGAATTTGGCAACATTCTCCCTGATCAGGCGCGCAACCTCCGAACTTACGAAGACGGAGACCTTTACCTTCTTGGGCTTCGGCTTTTTCGTCACGCCATCCACCCCTGTTCTTGCCCCTGATGAAACACCGACTGCTCCCGCTTCTCCACGCGCTTCTTCGGCTCGCACTCGGCGCGGGTTTTGGCGATGCGGCGCATCATCATGGCGTAGCGGGTGGCGGCAAGTAAATCGTCGTGTTCTTTCACGATAATACCGTCTTTGCGGTGATAAAGCTCGAATTCTTCCTGCCATTCACGCAATTCGCGGAAAACCAGCAGTCGGCCGGTCTGGAACCGCTCCAGCATTTCACTGATGCCCGCTTCGACGCCGTTGTCGCCGTTCTCAAAGGTCGAGTGCGTCATATGCATCTTGAGTCCGTGAGCTCGGTACATCTGGGCGAGCTGCGGCTGATCCTTCAAATCGAACTTGCCACCCGACTGCTTGCCGTCGTGCGGCCACGCCCATGGAATCCACTCACCCCAGTGTTTGACGGCGCTTGCAAACATCATTGGAGTTTGTTCTCGCTCGCGATGAATGGCGGTTACGTACAATTCATCGGTGTCGCGATTGAAAGCAAGACGCACACCGGCACTTGGATGGTCCCAGCCGAAATCAATGCCGCAGACTTGCGCCCAATGCTCAGGAATAGGAAAGCTATCGCATAGGATATCATCCAGCTTGATCGGAAATACCGCCCCCGATCCGCGCGACGGAATTCCTTTCGTACGCGCTTCCATTTCATGCGGTTTGTATGTCGCAATGATCGCTGCCCGATCTTCTGGAGAGAAGTGAGCAGCATCATCGATCGTCATGTTGATGACAAAACTACCGGGTACCTTGTCGATGATGAATCGACGCACAACCTCGGTAACTCCCATGAGCGGAGTGAATGTCATGAGGACGGGACCCATACCAACGTTGGTGCGCGTCAATATCTCAGTATAAATTCCGGGATCATCCATTTCTTCATCGCACCAGGCTCCTTGCAAAGTTTCGCCTTGGAATTTGGCCCTTCCTTGATTGTAGGCTTTGAATTGGCAGGTTGACTCAGTCCCACTGACGTGTTTGATTTTCACCATATCAACACCATCAGCCACGGATCGATTGCGTGATGGCTCGCCAATGATGCAGTCTTTGGGGATCATGCCGGTTCCCCACTGGCCGACACGTCCCAATAGAATACGCTGCGGGTTATCGCGTGTTGACTCTGCGGTGATTCCCGCAACCCACCATGGACCACCTTTTTCGAAGCGCTTGCCTTCCCACCACTCGGGATAGCGGCCCGTTAAGTGCATCGCGACTTCGGCGCCTGCAGATAATGTTTTCCCGACCTGGTTCGCCGAGGCCATCAAACGTTCACGATATTTCGCACCAGCGGCATGGAACTCAGCTTGCTTAGGATAGGGCTGATAGTTCGCGAGTTTATTTGCTGATTCGCGCCGATCCAATTCCCTCGGAATCTCTCTCAGAGCCGTCTCCAACACCTCCGGCGCAATCTGGTCGAAGATTTCGTCGAGCGCGTCGAAGTTCAAGCGAGTCGCTCCGACTCAGACCCTCCGAGATGAATGGTCTTGAGGACATGAGTAACGCCAGCATGTCCAGTAATGCGCGGACCTCCGGCACAATATAAATATAATGCCGTGGGTATGTTTGATGAATACGAGACGACAAACCAGAAGTTCTTCTGATCGTATCGATAGTGAGGTTTGATTTTCACCGCAACCGCCGCTTCCAATCGCCCGAATAATCGCGCTTCGGTTTGCCGATGCCCTGCGGCCAATAGGTTTGCGACAGCAAATAATCGCGCGTCTCGATCAATAGCTCGCGTACCGCATCGTGATTCGCCAGTTCAGGATTGAACAAACCACCGCTGGCCAGGTATCCGGTGATGCGGTCGATCAGGCGATCGCGTTGGTCGGAGGGTTTGGCGGTCACGGCGCCGATTCCGGCTTCACCGCCTCAACCGGCACCAGGTCGATCGCCTGCGCCCGTTTTCGCGTAACGTAGCTTTGTGCGACGGCCATCAGCAATCGCAATGCATCGCTATCCAGCTCGTCCAAGGCATTCGCCACCTCGAGCTCGCGCGGACAGAGTTTCACGATTGCGCCGACATAAGCGCGAGGATCTTCCTTGCAGAGCCGATCGATCGCGTCAACGCCGTGTTTTTCGAAGTGGGTCGACAGAGCGCTCAGGAAGTCGCCGGTAAGGCGACGACGCGCACCCTTGGCTTGACCTCCAGGATTACCTGATTTGCCCGGCTGAAACAGCCAAGGACGATTTGGTCGGGGATTTTCGACAGATTCGGAAATGCTCACTGAAAAAATCTGCTGCTGTGAAGTAGCCGAAGGCGCGTATAGCACATCCGAAGCGGGAACGGAAGCAAAAAGAGGATTTCGAAGCCGCGTCACTCCCAACCTCCCAACCTCCCAACCAAAAATCGATTTTCTAAAAGTTCCCCGTTTTTCTACCCCTCTATATAATACTAATAGGTTGGTAAGGTTGGTATATATATAAAGAAGGGGGGATACAATCAATGACTTACGCGTTCCCAACGCGATGGTAATCCGTTGGGAATGATGGTAATCACAGCTCAACCTCTCTGATCTTGATGTATTTCCAGCCATCACTGCGCCGCTTGCGCTCCCATTTAAGTGCCTGCAGGGCACTCGCAACACGCATCTGATCACCGCGACTCCAGCGTCCTTCTTCGATGCGCAGCGCCTCAGTCAAAATCCTCGAAACGGTCAATTCTTCGAGCGGTTGTTTTCTCAAATACCATTCGTTTTTTTGCAGTGGATCGCTTGACCGCTCGTGCGTAATGAATTTCTCAATCAGTTCCTCCCAGGCATCCCGATCGCGGCGAGATTCCTGCTGAGCACGCGCCTCAACGCGTGGTACATCCCACCAGATTTCGCCGCGCTTGAATCGCTCTACCGCTTCCGCAAAGAGCATTGATTTCGATTTTTCCAGCCATTCCAGATCAATCGTCGTGCAGCGGATCGGCCAGAAACGCCGTGCTCCAGTATCGCTGGCATTCCAATTATCGCGATTGGTGGTGCCCGCAAAAACGCATGTACGTGGATGATCCTCCGCTCGGCGCCCATAGGATTCCCGATAACGATCGACCTGGCATGAAATAACACCTTTCAGACGATCGACATCCGCTTTACGGAAGGCATGAAGTTCAGATATTTCGACCAGGGCCTTTCCCTGGATGGATTGATAAAAATCCTTTGTTGTGATGGATTCGTGGCATTCCGCAAACCAGGGTGATCCGATGAGCGCGAGTGCTGATGATTTGCCCAATTCTTCCTTGCCTTCGAACACGGGCAATGCATCAACTTTTGCTCCGGGTTTGAAAATTCGCGCAACGAGGCCGACAAGCCAGCAGCGCCCTACCGCGCCGGTGTATTCGTCATACTCGGCACCGAATCCATCTGACATTAGATGGGCCAGCCGTTCCGTCCCATCCCATTCCAGAGAATCAAGCCATTCGCGCGGCTCATTGCGGATATTTGATTCCGCGACCGCTTGGACGGCATGGCGGACTGGCTCAATAGTAAGTTTCGGAATATCGAGTTTCTGCTGAATCCAGATGAGCGCGCGAATATCGTCGCCATCGGTCCATTCACGTCTGGAATCGGCAGTTGCGCGAAAAAAGGTGCGCCGGTGAAACTCATCAAACCATATTTTACCGGCAAATTCTGGATGCCCTTTCAGGATGGCCGTGACATTTACAACATTGGTATACGGGGTTTGATTACCGGTCTTCTGCAATCCAAGTTTGTCCCACCACGCATAAGCGGAGCCATCATCCTCTATCATTCCGGTTTCGGACACGGTAGCGCCCGCTGCCCTCAAGGGCTGCGCTCGTGTAGAGGCTTTTACCGCCGGTTGCCGGGCTCCCTCTTGAATTACTCCATCCTCGTCGACGACAAATGGAGTATTATCTTGAACAGGAGGAGAAACTTTTCTGCGGGATTCTCCATACTTACGGACAGCTGTTTCTGCATATCCCCCTACACGCTCGCTGAAGTTGACTCCGTCCGCGTTGAGGGAATTCGGTCCAAGCAATTCTCCAAGAAGGGCGGCGATATCCCCAGCCGTCATTCCTTTGGCTGCGAGTCGTGAGCTTAAAGAAAGGCAACTCTGATGCCGATCGTGCCCCTCCTGGATATTTCGCCGGAGCTGCTCATCCGTGGTCTCATCCCGCGCATGCGTGCCGTTAGCCTTGAATCCAGCGTAATACTGTGGCTCGAGGTCAACGGCCTGATCGACGCACCGACCCTCGATCTGATACACCTGATAGTTAGCGCCGCGGACCCGGCCGATATAGAAGGATTGACTGAGCGTGAAGGATTCCCGACTTGCGATGCCCCCCAAGGCCCGATTGGCGCGCGCCAGATACTCACCCCGCTTCTCCGGTGGGGCGGCCTCCGAAAACGGCAGAATGGCGCGCCAGCGAGGCTTGGCGGGAATATGAGACGGTGATGTGTAGATCACGGCGCGCAAGCGAGCCGCCTCCAGCATAGCTGCCCCGCGTTCAGGCGAAATCAGCTCACCGTCATAATCCAGCTCCGCTCCGTAAGCGCGCACCACGTTGGCGGCGTGCCGCAGGATGGGTTGCTTGGCGCTGTTACTGAGCAGTTCCCCATATTCGCAGAGACTGACCAGCGGACAATGCGCCTTGTCTGGGTAAGCTTCGCTGGCGCGGATCCTCGTTACCAATTCCTGCCATTCTACATCGGACCGATCAATCTTCGTCTTGGGCCATACGTCGGGGAAAAGTGTATAACTGATCAACAACTGACCAGTATCAGCGCTGTTCTGTGAAATCTCCATCGCTATCCTTCAGCGACAGAGTTTTCCATTTGAACGCGTTCAAATCGCTCACCGACTCGGAGCTCCAACTCCAGGAGACGTAGCATGGCCTCCGGAATCGTATTGATGCCGGCATGCCAGGATTTGACGTAGACAGGGTTTCGGTAGAGAATGCGGCCGACTTCGGGCGGAGTGAGCTTATGAGAGTGCATAAGCTGCCGTAGCCGCTGAGTGCGGCCATCGAATCTGGACATGAGACCCCCGGAACGGGTTAGACTTTCTGCTTAGCTAGCGAATCTAGCGCTAACGGGGGCGTCGCACAAGGGGATGTGACAGATTTCTTTAGCCCTCCGGATTGGAATCCTCCGGTGCCCCTGTATCGCCGCTGTAAACCCACGGACAGGGCTCCTGCAAGCACTTCTCCGCAATACCGAGGGCCTCGCAGCGCATGGAGCACAACGCGCAGGGCGCGAGGTCATTCATGGTTTGCGGAGAATCCGCAATCATCACTCTCCTCCACCCTCCACTTCTTCACCGCCAACTCCACCCACACGTTCTGACCTTGGCTCGGCGCCACCAGGTTATGTTTGCGCGTGAATTTCTTGCGGTATTCGCGAAAGCAGGCTTTGTCGTGGCGCACGGGGAGGTTGTGGGCGGCGCAGAGGATCACGACTTCTCCTCCAACTGCCGCCATAAATGCTTCTCCACCACATCGGCCAGATGCAGATTATCAGCCCACTGATTATCCCCGTGCCGCGCGCAAACCTGGCGCAGAATGGCCACCGTCCGCTCGCGCTCGCTGATCCAACTCATTCGCGAGACCTCTTCCGAATCGTAGCCGAGCTCCTTGACGCACTGCTCGAGCAGCTTCACCCAGACACGCCGCTCGCCGCAGAGATAGGCTTCTTCTTCTGACTCGGTCATTTTTTCTCCACGATATTTCGCAACTCCAACACATTCTCCAGTGCCGGACTCCGCCACTCCTCCCGACATCCCCGGAATTCGCCCACTGCCGCCATATCCACGGCCGCGAGCTGCATTTTCAGCGTCTCGACCTCGAGGCGCAGACGTTTGAGCTCGGTCCAAGGCCAGATGCTCATACTTTCTTCTCCCTGCGCATACCGACCGGCCACAAATCCAACGTAATGTACCGCGTCACGCACCGCGCTGCCTCAGTCGCATCGGCGAAAGTGGCCACCCAGGACTGTCCGTCATCGCCGCCGACAATCTGATGTTCACCTTCGGCGACTTGGATCACGCGCAGCGATTGCGGATCGACGTGAGTAAAGGGAGCGCTCATGATGATTTCTTCTCTGCTTTCTGCTTCTCCCTGATCCGCTGTTCGCTCATTCTGTCGGCGAACAGCCCGATCGTGTTGGCCATTTCCAACAATCGCTCTCCCTGGCGCTGCAGATCCCGCGCGACCGCGTAATAGGATTCAATCAAGGCGCTGACTTCATCGTCCATAGCGTGCCTCGTACCGTACTTTTTCCAAACGACTGAATGCCCAGTCGATCGACAGCGTCAACGTACCTCCTATCAAACACCATACAACACGCTCAAGCGGTACCGGATGACCGATTGGAATGTAGTGAGCCAATACCAGTCCGACCATGAATCCGATCCAAACAACAGTGCGTCTCATACGGTTTCCTCCACCGGTATATCGTCGAGTCGACAGAATCTGACCCAGTCCTGCGGCGGCCGCTTCTTGCGCAGACAAACGGCTCCCACATCAAACCGGCGCCCATCGAAAGTGCGAATCCAATATCCAACGCCACCGACATAGTCGAGAGAGTGCGTAGGCAGGCTATCCACAGTCACATCTGTGCCGAAATATCTATCCGATTTCGAATCATGCCAGTCAGCCTTATCATAAGGCTCCAATCGCGCGATTTCTCCGATATGAAACTGCGGCATCACGACTTTCGATTCCAATAGGTTTCAACGAGCACGGCAAAAACAGCGGCAAACCCGACTATCAGACAAATGAAAAGTCCCACTGCAACCAGACTCCAGAACGGCGCGAATATCCACCACCAGGACCAATCAATAACGCCACAGAGTTTTGATAATGCGGCAATCATGCTCAGGAGAATGAGCAGACCGAGCCCGCGAGCAGGAAGGGGATTTCGCGGCTTCATCGTTCGAATTCCGCCGAATCGATCATCCATTGCAAACGCTCCTTGGTAGCCGCGTAAAATCGCGTACCAACGTCCCGACCGATTCGGCCTCATATGCCACGCCAGAATTATAGAGCGGTCCATACGCCGTCTCCAGCGCTTCAAAATCCGGATAGGCGAGCTTCTTGAGGAGTGAATAGATTACCGTCCATTCCGCGAAACTGAGAACGCCATCACACGGCACCTCGAATGCGGGAATGGCGAACCGCTGATTGATGCGCTCGAGGTCGATCGACAGAGGCTTGGATTTCATGGCGCGTCTCCGTGATAGAGTGCGCGGACGTTAACATGAAATTATTTGAATTGCACCTTGGACTGCGGATTGTCATCACGATAATGCAGGATGACCAGACCGGTACTCTCAACGCGCAATCCCCGCGCGATATCCCGCAATTGTCGCTGCCGCTGCGTGATGGGCAGCAGATTCTGCGGCGTGCAGACGGTGCAATAATACTGCTGGTACCAGCGCTCTCCGATGCGCGGGTCCATAATCACCACCGTACGCTCGGACAGGACCTCACATTCGATCGGCCATGTAAGCCCGACCTTCTCCAGTGCCTCCAGATTCTCATGATTGAAATTCAGGACGCGACGCCAGAGTCCGTCATCGCATTTCACATCGAAGCAGTTGCCGTGCTCGTGCGGAGGTTCGCCATAGACACCAACAAGGGTAACGCTGCCGATTTCAAGGGCTTTCATAGTTTGATCCCGTTCGCAAATGGCCGCGTCCCTGCGGCCCAGGGCTTTCCTAGAGTTCCGCGATCTTTTTCTGAAGTTCCTCAATTGGCAACGCCTCCAGATGCGCGTCCTGCTTCTTCGCCAGAATCTCCAGCAGCCGTTGTTTCGTCTCGGCACTCTCGCGCCGTTTGGCTTCCTTCTGATTCTCCTCCTTGCGCGTGTCGATGATATGTTTCACGATATCAAATCGCAGCTGGACGGTCGGATCAGTCTTCGATTTCTCATCGACGAATGATGCTACCTCAGCGGTGCTGCGCAATTCCCGATGTAGACTCAAGGCGATGTCATCTAGATTGGGTTTGCCGACCATCGAGGTCAATGGCAAATCCCACAGCTCTTCCACTGATAGCTCACCACGCGAGGAGGTGAATCGAAGTTTCTGTCTCGTAGCTTGATCAAACATTCTCATGATCTCCTGTTAAAAAACAATCTTGACTGTTCGGGTAAACGAGCCACTGATTTTGGCCAGCACCTCATTTCGCTGCGTGCTGGAAAATCCCAGCCCACTCAATTGCTCCGTCGATTCCTCAGTGCGCATCTTGGCCCCGACCATCTCAATAACCTTGCGATGCGCATTCAATTCCTCTTTCAAAAACTCGTTATAGAACCCGCGCGCCTGTCCATCGTTCGCGCAGCCATCCAACATGAAGAAATAATGCTTGTTGCCAATTGGATGCTCACTCCAATAGTTTGGTGATAGCATTACAACATTGACTCGCTGGAACTGCTGGGTTTTCAATCCCCATGCCGTTTGTGAGATCTGTGTCGATGGCAACGATTCCATTATCTCGATGCCGTTCTTGCGCGAATAATTTAATTTGGCTACGAGCACATCAGTATCCTGGCGTACTGCCTTCTCATAAGCGAACTGGTGAATGGCTCCGAGATAATCTAACTCCACCTCGAAACCAATATCGATCGTTTCGCGCTGCCGGTACTGGCGCACAAAAAGTTGATAAAGGCCCTCCTTCATGCGCGAACGATCAGTGTAGAAAATGTTCTCCACTGGAGCGCGAGTATGACCTGACCCCGCGTTCATATCGACATCCAGCATGCCGCCACACGCTGATAGCGTGCGTTTGTTACCGAAGTAAATCTCGTAGTCGGTCGGCTCGCGCATATGGAAATCAAGATCATCGAAATTAGACCAAGCCAACCGACAACACAAATCACCGGTCACCGTGCCGCCAGCTTGCTTCACACGCTCCTTGATCGAATCCGCCACATCCCCCGTATAGGACCAGGAGAAGCCATTGTCCCATTTGAACAGCCGATTAGCGGTGGGATCGGCTGGCGCCACCAGACTTACCAAATTCTGGATATGCCGATTCTCCACCATGATCTCAACCGATTCAGCGCGCGGCAGGATCTCGCTGATGAAAGTCTCAATGGGTACCTCCTCGACGCGCTCAAAGCTCCTACTGCTGAGCGCTCTCGTGGCGAGAGTATCGAATACATCACCCGTTAGGGATTTCCGCGCCGACCGGTCGGCGAAAAGGATGTTATTGACATTGATATCGGTAAGACGCGCATAACGGCGCTCCAATGCCGATACCAGGCCTAATTCCTCCAATGTCTGCTTTGCAGCAGCGATCATTTTTGGCGTCACCAGCGCAGTCGGACGTTTGTAATTAGTCGGTGCCACGACCATTTCGAACTTGCGTACCGCAGCCTCCAGATCGAGCCCCTCAGATAGATCGACCAGCAGCGTCCCGATAGAAGTATTGCGGATCTTGGTCACGGAGCCCGGAAGATCCTTCAGGCGCGACCAGACAAAAACATCTCGTGCGCCATCATCAGTCAATTGGCCGAATTCCTGCTGCAACCGCTGAAATAACGTGAGTGTCGTATGATGCTCTGACCCGCGATATAGCGAGCCCTGTCGGATCAGATCCAGGACGGTCTCAACTGAATCGAGCGTCAATTCTTTCAGACTCCGCAGCAGTACGTCATGCTGGGCATGACGTTCCGATAATTTGGGACCGATATCGATGCCCTGAACAATGCATTTCGCCGGTAGATTGGCGAAAAAATGATTATAGGTGACCACCCGATCGGTCAACTGCTCGAAGTTCCGATCCGTACCCGCGACCGGCTCAGTATGCAGAAATACATTCGCGATCGGCCGCGTTTTCACGATTCTCGCCAAGGCATCCGTGACGGTCTGATAGGCTGATTCTTCCATCACCACATCCCATAGGCTCACGATCCGTCCGTCGATGATCGCGACCACATCACCGATTGCGCGAATGTATTGGCGACAGCACGAGCAATCGTATTCCCGTCGCTCTCGGAAAATCGGATTCGTCCCAGCGGGAAATGATTCAATATAGGTTGACCATAACAGGTCTTTCTCGACATCGACGCGGAATAATTCATGGCGCGATAACAACTCGAATTGCTTCGCAACTGCTTGCTTGAAGACTTTGAAATCCATCGTAGTTCGCCTTTTTTATAAGATGTCAGTAAATCGTGACACGGTCGGATCAGATCTTTGGCACGCTCCCAAACCACCGCAGATTGAGCGCTTCCAACGTCGGCATATCAAGCTGTCGCGGCACAACCGCATCAATCTGGCAATGCGGACACAATGCGGTGTTGCCCCGGTCGGTCCAGTCTGCGACCTCTGCGCGCGTCATTGAAATTCCTCAGTTGTAAATCATGTTCGCGCACGCTATCATATTTTCCATTGACAGGCAACGAGGCTGAGCGGATGAAAAAGACTAAGGCCGGATTTATCCTGAAGCCGGATTTGTTTGATAGTAACGGTCTCGTTGCTGAATTCGAGACAGATCGAATAAATCATCCAGAACATTTCGGCGAAATCTATATTCTCAATGGATGGCTCGATATTTATAAAGCCCGTCAACTGCGTGATTTTCTGAATGAGGTACTGCCACCATGACGCGCGCTTTCCCCATCCGCTGGTCGTTCCAAGTTCTCTCAAACGACACTGGGTTCCGTTTTTTTCGTTCTGACACCGCACAAGTCTGGCTGCGTGTCGGCTATACCGTTGATGATGTCCGCTCATTGATCGACTATCTCAACACAAGGACCTGATATGCGCGAACATAATAAGGAAATGACTATCCTCCAACGCCGCGTCTACGATTTCATCCGCACGCGGATGGAAACCGAATTCTGTCCACCAACGCGCGTGGAGATCGCTCGGAACTTCGGCTGGCGTTCGCCGAATGCGGCCGAGGATCATCTTCGGGCACTGGAGAAAAAGGGCGTGATTCGATTGCTGCCCAATACCTCGCGCGGCATTCAGTTGATTGAGCTGCCCGTGCTGCAGCCGCCGACCGCACAATGACCGCTTATGAGATCCAATGCTACCATTGGCTGCGCCGCGCGCTTCGCGACGAGATCGGCGTGCCCTTCGAAGGTCCCGGCCGCAAGCGCAAACTGAAAGACGCCGAGGCGCGAGCAATCGCGGTCATCGTACTGGCACAGCCTCATGGATACCGTGATCGCATGATTGAGAACATCGGCGAGCGCTTGTTGATCAGCCGTTCCACCTTGCGACGGGCGATCTTGAACTACAGAACGAAAGTCAAAGTGACACTCACGCTTCCGGCGCCGAAGTAGGTTTCCTGGATTTCCGCGGTTTCGGCGCTTTCGCATCGACCAGATCAAATTCCGTCTCGCAGTGACGGCATTTGCGGCTCGTGGCGTCTTTAGATAGCGGCGCGCTCACGGCGATGCAGTTGGGACAGCTCGCCCAACGGCGACCGGACTTAGTCACATGGATGATGGCAGTGCGGCGGCTCATGCGGATACTCGACCGCCCAACATGGAGATTACATCAGAATCTGTCCTCCAAACGTGGTATTGCGCGCCATGTTGCTCGCACCATGTAAAAAATCTTTTTTGCAAAGGCGTGAATTCCGACTTCTGCCCTTCGCGTTCAGGTTTCTTGATTTCGATCACAAACCAACGTCCTCGTGCCCAGCACCAAAAATCCAAGGGACCGGCCATGAAAATATGAGCGCCAAGTTTTTCGGCAAGCTGGATGAGAGGATCTTCATTTGCGTCCCGATGAACGTCCGCGAGCCGATGGCGGCGAGAAGCTTTCACGACAATGCCGTCCTCAACTGCACATGATTGCATCGAACACATCGCCGTTCTTGGATGATCTTGATACGTTCCGTCGGTGCGAATGAAGTGCCTTTCGCCCCTTCCACGTCATCCGATCGGACAAAGATGGCCTGTTTGATATCGCGCCACGGCGAGTATTTGTGCAAAATGTGAAGCATCTGAATTCCTGAAACTTTCGGAGGGCAGGATTCGAACCTGCGTATGCGGGAATCAAAATCCCGTGCTTGGCCGCTTAGCTACCTCCGAATATTCCTGTTGAGCTTTCGCAGCCTTAATCCTGATTCTCCGCCGCACCCAATACATGCGATTCGCCTCGTGACATTCCTCGCATCGGCAACCGATCTGATAGCTATAGCGCGTTCCACATTTCCGTGTCCGCTTCGGTCCACGTGGGATCTTCACACCCGCATACGCCCGACAATAGACGCGATTAGCCTCCTTGCAAGGCTCGCAGCGGCAGCCATGGACGTAGGTTGATCGCGTGCCGTGGAGCTTCGCATTGCTTCTCTGCGCAGCCTTAATGGTGTCCTGAGCAGCCTGCCACATCGTCTGATGCACCTTCTTGGCCAACCGGCATTCGGGACATCGGCATCCGAGTGCATAACTGGAGACTTTTCCATGTTCCGCGACCTCCGGAGCATTGCGGCGGCGTTCCAGATAATCCCGCAGATATCGCGAATTGGCCTGCACACACGGTTCGCACCGACAACCTTTCGCGTACATCGATCGCGTACCGCATTGAGCCACTTTCACGGCGCGGCCTTCGGCATCTTTTTCGCGGCCTTCTGATATTTTCTCAACTTGCGCGTCCATTGAGCAACAGCCCGCTTAGCCGTTCGAGGCGGCAACTGCTTCGCCTCTTTCAACTGTTGTTGCGCATTTTTGAGCAGCCACGCCATCTGCGTCCGCGTGAGCTCCTGTCGGTTCGCGCGGTCCTCGACCATCCAGCGATGGAGTTTCTGTAGATCCTCGATATGCGTAAGGCCGCTGCGTTTGATGGTGTAGGCGTAGAGACTCTCGCGTCGGATGCCCACCAGGTCAGCGATGATTTCCTGTCGCCGATAAGAGTGAGCACCCAGATAATCCATGATTTCGTCACGCAGGCTGAGGAGATCGATCGTCTTCGTCATTCGCATACCGTAGCATACGTGCGGGAGTGCGCACAAATGGAACGACGGCTTGCATCAAGACTTTTTGTGTGCGAGCATGGGCACATCGAATGGATCGAAGGGAGAGTTTCCATGCTCGTATTGAATCGCACGGTAAAGCAAGCGGTCATCATCGGCGACGGTGAGATCGAAATTCAGATTCTCAGCATCGAAAAAGGCCGCGTGCGTCTCGGCATCCGGGCACCCAAACGCTAACAGTTGATCGTGCAGAAATTTTCCTGCGCAAGCAAGCTGAGAAAGCCGCCAAGGGTGTCGCATGAGTCCGGCGTTGAACCTACGCGAGATCCGCACGCGCGTCATTCGCGAAAGGCGGCAGATGGAATCCTCAAGCCGCAAGATCGCCGTCTATCGTCGGGCGTTATTGGAGGCGCTTCCTGAATCTGATGAGTATGAAGACTTCCTTATGCGCCTGATTGATCCTGCTGTGAGTGACGCGGATGTTGGCGCGGCCGCGCGCGCGATGGTGAAGAAATACATTGAGGAAGTCGCGAGTTATCGGGGTGAGGAGTTATGACATCGGAGACGCCGGTCGCAGCAGCGCTGGAAATCATCGAGCGTTACGGCGGCATCGATGGTGAACATCACAAAATGTGGGTTATTGATCAGATCGCCCGCGCCCTACTCGGTGATGCTTATCCGCAGTGGGTCGTCGACATGAAGGCTGGCGAGGATGGTCCGAACACCTACGACTGGGATGAAGGAATCGCGCCATGACCCAGGAAAATGTTCCCATCCTAGCCAAAGAAGGCGACGAATGGGTGTTGAAAGTTGACGGAGAAGCCCCGGTGCGAATTCCTTACGCCCAACGGGCATTGGCCAATTCCATCTGGAAAGCCGCACAGCGGGCTTACATCAACGGCAGGATCGACGTGATGCAAGCCATGCAGCGAGCGATGGGAATTACAACATGACCTCAAAACAGCGGTTACCTTTCCAGCGGCGCGTGGTCGATTGGATGATGGAGACCTTCAGCATGGAGGTCTGTCGCGATAACGCCGAGCGTAATCACCGTTTTCTGGAAGAGGCGTTAGAGCTGGTCCAGGCTATGGGTTGCACGGCGGCCGAGGCGCATATGCTGGTCGATTACACCTTCGGGCGCCCCGTAGGCGATCCCGAGCAGGAAGTTGGCGGTACCATGGTCACACTGGCCGCGCTCTGTGCTGCGGCCGATGTCAGCATGGCGGAACTGGGTGAGCGCGAGTTAGCGCGATGCTGGCAGAATATCGACCGCATTCGAGCCAAGCAGGCCGGGAAGCCTCGCAGCTCGCCGTTGCCAGGACCATCGCCGGACGAGAGGGTCACGGAGAACTTGCGCTCCCACTTGGAGCTTGAGCGGATGACAAGTTCCGAGCTTCGCGCCATGGTCAACGGCCGCGACAGAACTATTTCCGAGTTAAACGCGAAACTCGCCGCATGCACACCGTCCGAGACGAAACCGCCTCTCGGACAAGAGCCATGGCGCCTCTCGCTGCCGGTGATCACCGTTCAGATGTTGGCTGATTACGGTCAGGAAGGTTTCTTCGAGAAGACAGACCAACCGGTGCAAGGTGTTACCGGCGTGAGTTGGTCGAGCGCTGCCGTAGATTTTGCCTGCATGTTGCAGGGCCGGCAGCAAGAACGACTCGCTGTGGAACCGCCGGATGCTCCTCTCGGTTTGATGTACGAATGTCGTGATGAGCTTGCGCGCTTGAACTCTCCGCTATATGAGAGGGTGTGGAAGTGGTGCCAGGAACGTCAACAGAAAGGACCCGCTGTGGAACCGGAAGCGCCTAAGCGGGACTGCGTGCATTCCATTCATGTCGATTACTGCCCGTCGTGTCAGGAGGATCTGAAATACCTGCGCACACCGGAAAAAGCCACTTGTCGCAAGGACGATCTTTAATGCGCAGACTCACCACCGAAGAACTTTTCCGCATCGGCCCCACCGGCCTCGAGGAAATCAGCGACGAGACGCTGAACCGGAGGTTGGATGAGGTTGAGCGGCGGGAGTTGGAGAGGATGGTCGATGGATCTCGGGATTCCACCGATGGATCTTGATCAAATCAAATTCGAAGCCCGTCGTCAGCTCGCCAAAGAGCATTTTGACGAAGCCGTGCGCGCCGAGGTGACACGGCTGAAAACTCACAAACCGTGGTGGTATATATTTTTTCCGTTCGAAATCACTATCAGGAAACGAAAATGAATGAAGTCGCTGATTTAAAGCCAAACTATAGAGAAGTGGTTGCGCGAGCCAAACGCGAAGTATTCGAGGAGAATATCAAGGGAGCGGTCGAAAAACTGAAAGGCAAACTTCGGGAGCGCGATCGGGCGCAAACGGTGCTCGCCAACATTGATCGCGAGATTGCCGAACTGGAACTCAAGATCGAACAGGGCAATCTGTAATTGCGTTTTGATGGCCCACGGTTTCTCTCCCGCCCGCTCGGCGTTCACTGGGCGGGATGGGAGACTGACACCTATCGTTTGCAGCGAAGTGGTTGGGATCTGGCGGTGGAACACCAGGTTGGTCGAGATGAATATTGCCTGCTGATGCGACATGAACAGATGTCCCTCTATGCCTACACGGATGTGATTACGATCGAACGCGTCATGCAGGATCCGAGTTTTCATGCAGAACGCTATCCTATTTTTCAGGTGCGGCGGATGGCAAAAATGCTGTATTCGAACTGGACGGATATGTCGCTGAACTTTGCCGCGTTTCAGCAGATCGATGCAACGCCTCAATTTTCTGAGAGAAGAATGCAATCCGTCGAGGATTTCAATATTTTCGCCCTGGCGCGAAGTAAGGCCGAAGAAGTATTGGTGAATCGCGCCGACATGACAGTGATCGAGCATCTGGAGGCCATCAAAGCATTGCAGGAACCCCGACAACATGAGATCCGGCAGCGGATGTTGCGTGAGAGAAGTAATCAGATTCCGGTGCGCAGCACCCCGAAATTTCAACTCGTTGCACAGTTGATTCACGTGGAGAACGCAGCATGACCATCCTCCAATCCGCCTTCACCCTCCTGCTCGCCGGCATCCTCATCGCCGCTTTCGATGACCGGCGCTGGTGGCGTTGGTTGAGGCGGAAATTGCGCGATTGAGCCATGGTCATTCGAGTCCTCGTCTGCGGCGGACGCAATTACAACGGTGATGCGGAATGGAATCATGTAATGAGCGTGTTAAGTGAGATCAATCGAGCGACTCCCATATCAGCCGTGATTCAAGGCGACGCATCAGGAGCGGATTTGCTCGGCCGTTGTTGGGCCGAAATGTACGGCGTCAAATGTATTTCCGTTCCGGCGGACTGGAATGCGCACGGCCGCGCCGCAGGTCCGATTCGAAACAAGCGGATGTTGACCGACTTCAAGCCTGATCTGGTGATTGCTTTTCCCGGTGGACGCGGCACGGCGGATATGATCCGGCAGGCCGAAGCGGCGAATGTTCCGGTGAGAAAATGTCCACGGCCTGAAACTGAATCGCGCAGTTGAAGCGTGAGTTTGTTTGTGTTATGGTGCGCGCACATTAAAACCGATTGAGGTCACCATGTCTGAAAAGAAACCCCGCGCTACCCGAGTCTATATCGTCACAGATCGCACCACGGATAAACCCGTTGCATTGGTCGAGGCCGTCACCGAGCCGGCAGCCCGGAAGCATCACAGCTCTAAGACTGTCGATGTGAAGCTCGCGACGCAGAAGGCCATGTTTGATGCAGCGAAAGCCGGCATTGAGATCGAAACGGCGAGTGCGGCAGAAGAAGCGGAATGAAGATGAATCCGCTTTGTATTTATCACGGCGGTTGCGACGACGGTTTCGGCGCTGCCTACATCGTCAACAAGGCGCTGAATGGTGCCGTCGATCTTCACTACGGTATCTATCAGGCCGAGCCGCCTGACTGCACTGACCGCGAAGTATATGTGGTGGACTTCAGTTACAAGCGCGATGTCATGCAGCGTATTGCAACTCAGGCCAGATCTGTGACGGTTCTTGACCATCACAAGTCTGCAAAAGAAGACTTGGACGACCTGCTTGGCGCCCCTGGCGGTCTTATCGGACAATTCGACATGGAGCGTAGTGGTTCCGCTATGACGTGGGATTGGTTTTATCCGGGCCAATCGCGCCCATGGCTGATTGAGTACATCCAAGATAGGGACCTCTGGCGCAAACAATTGCCGGACTCTGACGCCGTGATCATGGCGCTCCGCTCCTATCCCCAGGATTTTGCAATGTGGGATCGGATCATCGCAAATGGTTCGGATGCGCTGATCACCGAAGGTCGTGCGATTCACCGCTATTACCGCACGATTGTGGACTCGCTGAAAGCGAACGCGGTCATAGCAACCATTGCAGGTATGGAAGTTCCAGTAGTCAACGCTCCCTATCATTTTGCCTCGGAACTGGCCGGTGAGCTCGCGGAGGGTCACCCATTCGCGGCGTGCTATTGGAATCATGCCCACGGCACGACGTATTCCTTGCGCTCGCGCGATGGCGGAATAGATGTGTCACAGGTGGCGTTGCAATACGGTGGTGGTGGCCATCGAGGCGCTGCAGGATTCAAAGTCCCTACTCCGCTTTAAATGGTGATTCGATGAACCCCGACGCCGACAAATCCCTCCTCGACGCCCTCCGCGAACGCGCCTGGAAACGCAACGCCGTGCGTATGGAGCAGAAGCAGAATACGCGCAATGGCTTTGTGGTCTGCAATGATCAGCTCGACAGCTGGAAGGCATATCAGCTCGCGGAGGCGCGTCTGACCGAGGCATTGATTCGGTGGGAAGCGGCTGAGGGTGTGCCGGATTGATTAAAATGAAAAAACAAAAACCTATTCGTGCCAAGAAAAACGCACGTCGAAAAGTAAGTCCCATTCCGCGGCAGCGTCCGTTGTCAGACACCGATTCCTGTCCCTATTTCGGGCTCTGGAAATTGTGGGGAAGGGTTTAAATGAAAGCTTGCTACGAATTCACAGTCATACTGCTTCGCATCTGGCTACTCGGTTCAATTATCGTCGGGATAGCATCGATTTCGGATGTCGCCTTCCGCCGTCCCCGATCATTCTCACGCTTCTGCCATCAGATCTGGTTCGGCTGCATCTGGCCTCTCGCCATCTTGAGCGACAAAGGCCGACGCTTGTTTTTCTGGTATTAATTCAAAGGTTAAATACAATGAAACTGAAAATCACAGCTCTCATGCTGCTTGTCATCACTCTCTCGGGTTGCGGCGTCCACACGGTTGAGACGGGGCATCGCGGTATCAAGGTCAGCTTTGGGCAGGTAGAGGGTGAGCCGCTCACAGAGGGACTTTATTTCACCGATCCGTTCACGACCACCATTGAGCAAATGGATATTCGCACGTTGCGATGGGATGGAAAAGCCGCGACCCATACCAAGGATGTTCAATCGGCTACAATCACCTTCTCGCTGAACTATGCATTGCGTCCAGAGATGGTTGGAACCACTTACAAGACTGTGGGTGAAAATTGGGCCAATACCTTGGTAGAACCCGTAGTACTTCAGGATCTCAAAGACGAAATCGCAAAATGGGATGCTGTTGATTTAGTGGCCAGTCGCCAAATCGCATCTGATCATATTCAGGCTGCGGTGATGAGCGATCTTGGCAAAAAAGGCGTTACCGTTTCTGGATTTTTTCTCACCGATGTGGAGTTTTCTGGCGGATTCACCGCTTCCATTGAACGCAAGGTCATCGCAGCACAGGATGCGTTGGCGGCGCAGAATAAGACTGAGCAAGTTAAACAAGAACAGGCGCAAGAATTGTTGCGTGCTCAGACTGCTGCTCAATCTATGAAGATCCGCGCCGATGCACTTTCGCAAAATCCCAAGCTTGTCGAATGGGAAGCGGTGCAGAAATGGAACGGTGTGTTGCCACAATATTCGATGGGCGGTACGTTGCCGTTTATTCAAATGCCGGCGGCGCATTGATATGTATACCATCATTGATAGCGACAACTACGCCGCCGCCAGCATCGAAACGATGTTCTTTCCCGGTGGCGAGCCGCACGTAAAAGTGTCGGCTTCCATTTCGGGCGATGTGCTGCTATTTCTCAAATTGCGCACATGGGATGATGTTGGACTCGCCAGTTGCCTGCTCCATGCATTCGCGAACATTGATTCGATCAAGAAACTTGAGGTCTTCATTCCTTATTTTCCTGCAGCGCGTCAGGATAAGGTCAAACGCAATGCGGAGAATGATCCCTACTCATCATTGACAGTTGCGATCATGGGCGATTTATTGACCGGCGGTTGGAGCGCCACGGTATTCGATGTCCATTCTCCAGAAGCTTTCGAATGGGCTGAAATCGGGCGCAATCTGATGCCTGAGGACTTGCCGATCGAAATTCAACCGGATGTCGTCGGCATCATCGCACCCGATGAAGGAGCGGCTGATCGCGCGGAGTCTTTCCGCAGAGCGTTTTATCCGCATGCGTCGCTTGTCCAATGTTCCAAGCGGCGCGATCCGACGACAGGGCGACTCTCAGGTTATGAGATGCCGAAGCTGCCAGCCATGGGTCGTTATATCATCGTGGATGACATTTGCGATGGCGGTGGCACATTCAATCTCCTGGTCGATGAGTTCATTGAGGACGAATTCGGACTCGGGAGTCAGCTGGAGCTCTTCGTGTCACACGGTATTTTCTCGAAGGGACTCGACAATATTTCGCCAGTGATTGAGCGTATTACGACGACCGACAGCTGGTGCAAATTGAAGCCGACTAGCCGATTGTCGATTATTCCGCTTCGTACGCTATTCGATAAAATCATGGGAGTAAATGCGGGTGCTTGATTTCATCCAATGTACCGATTTTTACAAGGTCGACCATCGCCGGCAAATGACTCCGGGCACAACCCGCATTCTGGAGAATTGGACGCCAAGGGCTTCCCGCATTTCCGGTGTTGATTCAGCCGTATTCTTCGGACTTCGCGCACATCTGAAATATGATTTGACCGATCTGGCGAATCGAACATTCTTCAGCCGCTCGCGATCCGACGTATTGTACGACTATCAAATGATGTTGGATAATTCTTTGGGTACGACAGAAATCGGGACAGAACACATCGGCGCCCTCCATGATCTTCAGTACTTGCCATTGGAATATTGCGCCATCCCAGAAGGCACATCTGTTCCATTGCGAGTCCCCCAATTCACGGTCGAAAACACCCATGATGATTTCGCGTGGGTCGCGGGTTATCTGGAAACTCTGACTTCCTCGCGCGTCTGGCTGGCATGTCAAAGCGCTACGACGGCTAAGAGATATCGGAAGCTGTTGGATCATTATGCCAAAGTAACCGGTGGGCCTGCGGAATTCGTCGATTGGCAAGGACATGATTTCAGTTTCCGCGGTATGGGAAGTCCCGAAGCGGCTGCATTTTCAGGTGCTGGCCATTTATTGAGTTTCACCGGCACTGACACGATTCCGGCAATCAAGCTTTTGCACGATGCTTATGATGGCGACGGATTGATCGGTGGTTCAGTAGCTGCCACAGAGCATATGGTCATGTGCCTCGGCGGCAAAGAAGATGAAATACAAACATTCGATCGCCTCCTCAACCTCTATCCGAAAGGAATTGTTTCTGTCGTCTCCGACACGTGGGATCTCTGGAAAGTTATAACGGAAACACTTCCGGCGCTGAAAGACAAAATAATGGTCCGGGATGGAAAACTCGTGATCCGTCCTGACAGCGGTGATCCGGTATTGATTTTGACCGGGGACGCGACCAAGAGTGGACCCGCGCGCAAAGGAGTAATCGAACTTCTATGGGATCTTTTCGGTGGCACCATCAATGCGCTCGGATTTAAACAGCTCGATTCGCATATCGGTGCGATTTACGGCGATTCCATCACTGAGGCACGTGCGCTTCAAATATGCGATCGATTGATGGATAAGGGATTTGCTTCGACCAACGTTGTCTTGGGAATAGGCTCGTATAACTACCAATATGTCACCCGCGATACCAGCGGTTATGCAATGAAAGCAACCTGGGCTCTCGTAAATGGAGAAGAGCGCTTTCTATTCAAAGATCCAATCACAGATGATGGGACGAAACGATCCGCGCGCGGTCGATTGGCTGTCGTGGATCATCGAACTCGTGGGGGCGCCATTGAACTCATCGATGGTCTTTCATTAGAAGAATGGAAAAACTTTTCAATAATGACCGGCTTTGAAAATATGCTTGTGCCAGTCTGGCGCAACGGCCGATTTCTACGACGCGAAACGCTGCCTGAAATTCGCGCCAGAGTTAGAGCATGAAACGGATCTCATTTTTTATTCTGACATCGACGATGTTATTGACCTCGACACTCAATACGCCGGTTGATCTGAGGACATTGATGATGGCGGCCAATCCACCGATCACATTCAGCTATCGACCACCGCTTGAGGGTACTCTCACGCCTTGCAAATGAATTGCGTCGTATAATTTTGCTTACTAGTCTTCGCACACGATTTCAATCAACGGATCACTTTTCATGAATGACAAACAAGTCGCCATCCATCAGCAAGACCCCACAGCGCAACGTGTCGCATCCTACCCGTCGCCAGCGTCCTACAGCTTCGAGCAGATCCAGCGCATGGCCGGTGCGTTCGCGAAGTCGGGACTCTTCGGCGTCAAGGATGAGAATCAGGCACTGAGCTTGATGCTTTACGCCCAGGCCACGGGCAAACATCCCGCGCTGATCATGCGGGATTACGACGTGATCCAAGGCCGTCTCGCCAAAAAATCAGAAGTGATGTTGCGCGACTATCAGGCATCCGGCGGCAGTGTGGAATGGACCAAGTACGCCGATGATGGTGTGATCGGCATTTTCCGCCATCCGCTGGCGCCTCGGCCGCTGGAGGTCAGCTGGGATTTGGACCGCGCAACCAAGGCCGGTCTCGTTGCCAAGGATGGCAGTATGTACAAGAAGTATCCGCGCGCCATGTTCCGCTCGCGTGTGATTTCAGAAGGCGTGCGCGCTACGGCTCCCGATGTCACGGAGCAGATGCATACGCCCGAAGAGGTACGGGCGATTGAGCAGGAACAGGAGCCGATGTCGGTCACGGTGGCCGTCGCGGAGACGGTCAAGGAATCCCGCAACGCCTTACCGCCTGAGGAGGTCGAGGTGCTGTTGAAGTCCCTGGAGGTGGCGACAGTGGCCGAACTCACTCCAGCGTTCGGCCGGGCCTATACGCGCGCCAAGGAGGCCAAGGACGAGGTTACCAAGCAAAAGCTCAAGGCGCGGTACGACGAGCGCAAGGATGAGATCGCGGCGGAGATCGCCCAGAAGGAGGTTGAAGCGGCGGCGGAACGGGCAGCGATTGAGGGGGAGGGAAAGCCATCATGATTCTGAAACAGCTCAGTATTTTTCGCAAAAGCTCATGGGACGAGAAGTGCGATAGTCCACTCGTGGGTAACATTGAATTCAAGAACGATTTGGGTTCAATTAAACTGGATCTCTCCGAAGAGATGGCGCAAAAGATTCTGGCGGTCGTGGCGGAAGGAGTTGTTGAATCGGCGAAGGAAGTAGCCAAGAAATTGACTTCGAATCTACTGATGCAGAGTGCGCCCGCGTTAGAACATCGGAATGCGATCAGCGCCGAGATCCAGCCATGACCCGTCTCTTCGAACTCGCTCAAGAATACCGCGCGTTATCCGAGCTCGAGTCCTCGGACGATCTGCCGCCTGAAGTCATCGCGGACACGCTGGAAGGGCTCCAAGGGGAATTCCAGGACAAGGCTGCCGCAGTCGCGAAGTTCATCCTCTCGCTCGAGGCCGACGCGGCTGCGATCAAAGCCGTGGCCGAGGCGCAGGCCAATCGCGCAGCACGACTGCAGAAGCGGGCGGAATCGATCCGGCAGTATCTTCTCCTGCAGTTTCTCTTCGCAGGCTTCGACAAAAAAATCGAAACGCCGGAAATCCGTATCGCGCGACGCACGAATCCTGAGGCGGTGAACGTGATCGACGAGAACCTGGTGCCGGCGCAATATTGGCGACAGCCGCCTCCACCGCCGAAACAGCTCGATAAGATCGCGATCAAGGCAGCGATCGACGGGGGCGTGAAAGTGGAGGGATGTTATTTGGCTGCGGGTGAACGGATCGATATCAGGATCTAGATGCGTGTTTTCGGCGGATGCGACCCCCGCGTCTGCAAATGTTCTACTCGACTATTTTCGACTGTCAACCGGCATCACCTCCTTTGTTTGCTGAACCACTGATCCACACCCGAATCACTCCATAATTTGCGATTGCATTGATCAGCGTGTCGCAGTCTTCACGCACATCCATTAAGGATGTTCCAGCGCGAACCCCTTTCAGAAATGGCAGCGCGATTTCCGTCAGAACCGCTTCGCGTCCGTATTCTTCTTCAATGGCGCGCTTCATGCCAACACTCAATGACTTACCATGCGGCGGCTTATAAATTTCCCAAAAAAGATTTGTGCTCATTTCAATGGTCGAATTCCGGTGTTGTTTGCGAAGGTTGTGAACTGGCGGTGAGGGATAAATAATTTGACAGCCCTCGGTCAATCTGTCGGCGCTTTAAAATCATCAGATACATGCCATTCGATCATTTGATGGAATGGAGGTTGTTTTGTTAAACATGACATAATATCTGTCATGAATGGGGCACGAGTTTTCGAATCAACCCCCTGACGTACCTTTCTACTCTGAGACATTTCGCTGACTATTAAACCTGCCGCTTGAAGAGGTATTTCTCTGTCCGCATTTGCAATGACACAATATTCCATTGATGGATGGTTTTTTTGAAGAGTCTGAAAAAGTTTCTGAATATGCGTTTCGGGTAATTCAGAGCGCATAGAGAACATAAGCGAAATCTTTTCTGGGAGATCGATCAAACCGCTTATTTTTTCCGATCTTTTCAAAATTGTTTCAATAGCTTCCATGTAGGAAGTGCGGACGAGTTCTTTGTCTGAGACTACAGGCACCGAAGCACAAAGATAGTGAACTTCATGCACACAGATGATCGTAGCCAAATCCTTCAACAATAAATTGAGTTGGGTCAAATCCCATCCATAAAATGGATCGCCCTCCTTTGCGGCTCCGGTACAAGCCTGCTTAAATTGCTGATGATCAAACCGAGCAATCGGAGTTGGATTGCGCATACTCTGAAGTCTTTCGTCCCAAAGAACCTTGATTTTCTGCCAAGTTTCGCAGGTCGCGACTCCTCCGCCAACTATGTATCTATGAGGTTGAATGGAGGCAGCGCTACTGTCTAAATATGCCCATAACATATAGATGCGAGTTTCCGGCTCCCATCCCAAAGCATTAATTAGTTGTACAAAATAATCGTTGGACAGCGAGATGGAACTAGCTTGGGGAGTCATCTTACGCCTCCGCCATTAATTTGGGTACGGGAAGTATAATATCTGGCTTCAAATCATTTACCATTCAACGATCCTCCGCAAAAGATTCTGAGGGTCTATTTCAATCGCCGCAGCAATCGCCATGAAGTCCTGGAAACGCACCCGCGCACGGCCGCTTTCGATGTTGGCAACCATATTGCGCGTCCAGCCGCATTTTTCGGCCACGGCTTGCTGCGAGAGACCGACTTCCTGACGTGAGGCGCGGAGCACAATGGTAGCCCGGCGCCCCCAGTCGGTTTCGATGCGGCGACTGGAGTGTATTGACTGAATCGGTTGAGGATTATTCATGTAAATACACTATAACGTTTTATCTTATTCATAAATCCGCCACAAGCTTTTCCAGGGCAATCCCGGTACGCTCCGCAATCAGCTTCAGGTTCTCCGCTGAAGGGGATCTCCGTCCGTTTATCCAATGATTCAAATGCCCCGGACTGACGCCGATCCGTTTGGCGAGATTAATCTGGGACAGACCCGTGACTTTCATGTATTCATTGAGTACTTGCATGGAAACGTATATAGCATACAAACAAACAAATACACAATACCACATGGAAATAAATGCTTGACGAAGTCGTGCCGCCTATGCTCTCATAGGCTCACTTCAATAAAGCACCTTGGAAAAATTGGAATGAGGCTTTCTCTTCGCGTGAACCCCACCGCCTTCGCCGACCGTCGCACGGCCGAGCAGAGGCGGCATTCGGATTCGATTGTCGAGAAACGCTGGAGGTGGCGCGTAGCGAGAAATGAGGCGAAACGCCGTGCTGAAAAATCGCGATAATGCGCATGCTCACACCAGAACTCGTCCATCAGATCCGCACGGCAAGGCTCACGGATACGGAATGGAGCAGGCGCCTAGATGTGTCGGTCAGGACGATACGGGATGCACGGGTGGGGAATACGTGGCCGAGCGTTGCGACGCCGCCGGATATCAGGATTCGGGTCGGAAATGGACGTGGACAGAAGGCGGCTGCGAATCTGACGCGAGAGCGGTGGAGTTATTTCCGTGAGTGATGACATTCTGGCCGATGAGCGCCTCAAACGTGATACGTGGGGACGGCTCACGGAAGCTCAGTACAACGAGCACTGGCTCGCTCGCGTGCGGGAAAAGTCCGTCGTGACCGAATCCGGCTGCCTCGTGTGGCAAGGATTTCTGCAGACCAAGGGATACGGCGGAACGACTTACCGAGGGCGCAACGTCGCCATTCATCGGCAAGCCTTCAAGATCCTAAAGAAGGCCGACTTGCGCACGGAGGATTTCGTCTGCCACACCTGCGATACGCGCGCGTGCTGGAACATCGATCATCTTTGGCTGGGGAAGCCAGCCGATAACTCCCTCGACATGGTCAAGAAGGGCCGCTGTCATGAGTGGACGCGAACGCATTGCCCTAAGGGGCATCCCTACGACGAAGAGAACACGATCCACCGAATAGCGAAGTCCGGCCGCCCAGCTCGTGGCTGCAAAGCCTGCCTCAAACTGACACATCAAACGCCTTCCTATATCGAATGGCGGCGCAATTACCAACGCAGACGACGCGCTGAAAAACGCGGAGCGAGTCAATGAACGAGAAATACGCAGTTCCCACTGATGAGCGTCTCATTCTAGACGGGGCTGCCGAATGTCAATTCGACAGGGACGGTGACTTGGAGATCGATATCTCTCCGGGAACCGGGAGTGACAGATGGGAAGGAATTTACCTGAGTCGCGAATACGTCCTGAGGTTGCGAGACTGGCTTAACGAGAAACTCCCATGACCGAAGCTCACCAGACCGAAGAACAACAGTTAAAGGCATGCCCGTTCTGTCAATCGGCTTTGGCACCCGAAGCCCTTTCGGAGCATGAGATGGAAGATCTTGGCGATTGTGACTGCGACTGCCATGCCAACGCCCACCAGAACTTTGCGGTCTGCTGTTGTGCGAATTCTGGCGGATGCGGCGCGATCGGCGGATTCGAAATAAGCAAGCGAGCGGCCATCAAAAAATGGAACGCGAGAGGTGCAACATGACTGCAGATCGGCCAAGCGTTGAAGACATGCTCGCCCAAGCGCGATTGTGGCCACGTGATGGGTTTGGCGAAGGTCTCTGGTTCCACGCCATGGCCGATGAGATCGAAAGGGCGCATGCCGACTTGGATCTATTAGCGCGCTCCGGCTGTCGTGTCCGTGAATACAACGGGCGCCGCTTTGTCGAGATCGTATCGGATGTACAGCCATGACAGACACTAACCGTTCATCGGAACAGCGGGTACTGCCGTTGATCGCACGCCGTGCGGCGGTTATCAGCCCATGCGAGCTATATCGGTACACCCTGGAGCGCCAGTTCGGGGATTACGAGGACGGCGCTCCGTATGATGGTGTCGGTTCGATCATGTTCGTCATGCTCAATCCAAGTACCGCCGATGCGGACAAGGACGACCCGACGATTCGGCGTTGTCTGGGATTCGCGCATCGCTTTAATTTCCGAGAGTTGCTGGTTGCCAATATTTACTCACTGCGCGCGACCAATCCCGAGGACCTGTGGGATTCGTTAGAGGCCGGCATCAAGATCAGAGGCCCTGAGCACGAATACTACTTCGCGGGGCTGGCTTTCCGCGCCCACCGCGTTGTGATGGCTTTCGGCAACCATGCGGCATCTCCAGATCGGCGTCTGGCCGAGAAGCTTCTACTGGATAACTTCAAGGGAGATCCGTGCTGCCTCAAAAGGAACAAGGATGGCAGTCCCGGACATCCTCTGTATCTCCCGGCGAACTCCCAATTCGTAAGGTATGGCGCATGAGCAAAGAACTGCCGTCCAAGGAACAGCGAACCACTCCAGGCGAGCACGGGCATCTCACAACGGCTGACAGGGATGCTTGCCCCGTGTGCAACCCGACCTCAAATCGGAAGTTACATCGCTGTCCCGATTGTAAAAATCAGTTCGTGCAGCCGTTCGTGTGCACGACCTGCGGCGCCGAGAAACTCTACGACGAAACCGTGCGGTCTCAGGCTGCCACTATTGAGCGGCTGCGCAACACCACCGCCGTGCTAAAAACCGTCTACAGACTCGCGGGCGGACACTCAATCGAATGCCAGTGCAGGCAATGCGAAATATTCGAGTTGCTGGAGCCCATCGTCGGCAACACCAGTCAGAGAAACGCCGACGAGACGCCTGCGCTCCCCACGCAAATGCTGTTGGACGCCGTCAATCGGCTCACCGAAGTACTCCACGAATCGGATCACATCCATTTGGCAACACTATGGACCGAATTGCAGCGCCTGCGCGTCGGCTCATCGGAGGAACCGACAGGAAGTCGAACCAGTGAGGAGGCCATTCTCAGAGGGTTGTTGGCTGCCGCTTATTCCGGTAGCAATCTGTACTGCGATGATGGCGAATTGCAGGACGGGGCTGATATCCCTGTCATCGATTATCTACGCGATAGCGTGCTGGAGATTGAGCGAAAGATTCGGGAGCGCGGCCGGCGCAAGCTTGCTAGCTCACAGGAGAAAGCCACAGCGAAGCGCTGGTGCCCGAGTTCTTTGCATCAACTCGGCGCCGATGAAACGTGCGATTGCGTGGTTCAGCCGTGACCGCCGGCGACATCATCCCCATCCTGCTACGCGCCGCGCCTGCTATCGTGCTGACGTGGTGCCTGATCCGATCCATTCCAATCTGGAGGGCCTATGACTGAGAAGAACGCTGAGCCGATCAATACCAAGTCATTCGGGGTTGTGATGGCACTTTCTCAACTCACGAATCAGCCACAGCTAGATGGCCTCGGCGAGTTGGGTGAGCTACTCAAGAAGCTGATCGTCACCTCTCAGGAAATCGTAGCTCAGGTATCTTCGGGCCAACAGGCGGCATCGTGACAATCAGACGCGCGGTTATAGTCTTGTGCGGTCTGTTTGTTCTGGCTGCGCTGATCATCATGGCTCGCCGCACAGCCGAGACCAGCGCATGGATAGTCGCTGAAGGCCGGGCCGAGACGGGAGGCGCCGTCCTCCCCGTGGGAAAATTCCCAACCAAAGTCGCGTGCGAGACGGAAATCGAGCGACGGTTCCCGGGCGCTCCGAAAACGGGTCACTGGTATCTGTCCGAAGGCATCGCGTATGGGTGCTTCTCCTCCAATGTGCCCGAACTGTTGAAAGAGTCTCGGGTGCCCGAGTGGGACATGATTCATGGAGATCCACCCAAAGACGCGAATGACGTCCCGGCTGAGTGGTGCCCGGCGTCCATAGCTACTGACTATGGACAGACGCCCCCGAAGGAAATCGTGACGAACCCGGCGGGATGGTGTCGGACGGGCGATACGATCGGTGTGCCTACGGCTGGCGGATATACAGCGCAGTGAACGGGGACGATAAGCAATGAGCATGAAAGTTGAAATAGATGCCGTTGATGCCGAATTGCTCAGCGCTCTTCGGAAGTGCAAGGCATCGAGCGTAATGGCTTGGGATGTAACTCTCGCGCCGGGCGTGACGATGAAAATTGAAGTAAATTACCCGCTTACGTACATCATTCCGGCTTCGATCATATCGGCTGCCACCGCATGTATTTCGGCCAGCATCGAGGCAGCTAAGCCACCGCAAAAGAAATTTCCCTGCACTGGTTGCTATTCGGTACCGTGTGTCTGCGGTCAATTAAAACCGGTGAGCGAGGAGCCGAAGCATGGCTAAGTTCAAAGGTCCAACACTGACAGATGCCGCCTACGTGGCGCGACTGCGAAAGGACTATCCCGAGAGATGCGATGGAAAGGGTGACGAGGAGGTGCTTGCCTATTACAACCCTGCCGGTCACAAGTATGTCGAGTGCACATTATGGGACCACCTCGGAGATGCTGCGTACGATTACGAGCGGTTGGCTGATGCTTATCTAGCGCTTCGAGCACAGTCGGGCAAGACATGAAACCACCAAAAGAAGCTCCTGACGTGCTGCTACGTGCAGCGGACGCCGCTGTTGCGCTATGGCGTACGCGTAAACCATTCGGGAAAAGCATGCGCTACTACGCGGAGCATCCAACTCTAAATTGGGAGTCTGGCGCTCATCGATTCGCGAAAGCCGCAGCTAAGTGGTGGTTGATACAACATCCACAGCACAGGGGTGAGCAGCCATGAATTTCCTCAAGGTGGCGGATTGCAAAGCGAATCGCGACCGGCTGGCAGAACTCGACAGGCTGCCCCGACCACGTAGGGGAAGCCAAACCCACTGTTGGACGTGCGGTCGGTGGTGCTACGAGGTTGACCGCTGCAACCTGTTCCGGGCGAAGTTCGACTCGACACAAGATTCCATAACAGCAGGTACAAATGCGTGAGTTGGCTCTTTTCGCAGGCGCTGGTGGCGGAATACTCGGGGGGGGGCTGCTCGGGTGGCGAACCGTGTGCGCAGTTGAGCGTAATGCCTACTGCGCAGCCGTTCTGGCGCAACGACAAACCGATGGTTGCCTCCGTCCTTTCCCGATTTGGTCTGACGTTACAACTTTTGACGGTCGACCATGGCGCAGCTTTATTGACATGGTTTCGGGAGGATTTCCTTGCCAGGATATCTCCGTCGCTGGCAGTGGAGTCGGACTCGATGGCGAACGATCAGGACTCTGGCGCGAGATGGCCCGCATCATTCGCGAGGTGGGACCGCGATACGTCTACGTGGAGAACTCCCCAATGCTCACTTCTCGGGGACTCGGACGAGTTCTCGGAGACCTGGCCGAACTCGGGTTCGATGCGCAATGGGGAGTGCTCGGAGCGTCCGACGTTGGAGCTCCGCACATCCGAAAGCGGATCTGGATTCTTGCCGACGCCCGTAGCAATAGATACGGGAAGCCGATTCAATCAGTCGCCGAGCGAGGGAGCCGCATTGAGGCCGACGCTGGGCGCCATGGCGAGGTTTGGTCTGTGGCCCACTCCAACGGCGACTTTAGGCACGAAAGGGGGGCGGATAACTCCGAGGAAGAGCCGGGAGGGCGGGACGCTGATCGAAGCGGTATCAGCGCGTCGATGGCGGACGCCGAATGCCTCGGACGCGACGAAATGGTCGAATCAGTCGATGGAGGATCGCCTGACAAAGGGCCAGCAGTTGCGTTTGAACACTCAGGTATCCCCGGAGGGCGGCAAGGGTGGCCAACTGAACCCCGATTGGGTCGAGTGGCTGATGGGGTGGCCAATCGGGTGGACCGCATTACAGCCATTGGCAATGGACAAGTTCCAAGAGTGGCAGCAACAGCATGGCGGCTACTCAATCGACGAAACAAACGCTGATACATCCGGAGATAAGCATGGCACCTGAGAAAGGCCACACCTGTCCGCATGGCGTACCAGATCATACCGAGTGCCAGCGTTGCAAAAGAAACGCCGCTAGTGCGTCCGGGAGTCATACATGAGCCTCAGTCGAACCGCCAAGTCCGTAAAGCTCGAGCGCTGGGAGATCGAGACCCTGATTGACGCGCTCCTTGAGAAGAAATATGCAGCGGCCAACAAGGAGGATTACAACGACGCTGACTGCTACAAACGGCGCGTGGAGGAATTGCGCGCGATTCTCGCGGAGCCGCTGGAGCCTACAGAAAATGGAAACTGACTACACGCTTGTTATTTCGAAACCCGACGAGAGCGGCCAGGTAACCGTCGTATCGCCAGAATTCCCCGGCATTGAGGAGCATGGCGTCGCGTCTGAGGCCGTCAGTTGGGCGGTAGATGAGATCGACAAAAGGCGCACTCACAATGGATGAGCAGTTAAAGCTGGCCCATGAAGCAATTTGGGCGATGGTCGATGATGGATGGCTGTACTGCGGACCAGAGGGACTTTGTCCGATACAACAGAAAGTTTACGACTACACGCTTAAATATCCGAGATCACCGGACAGCGCAAAGTGTATCGATGGAGAAGGACATGGGACGTAATCAATACATCGCGCGCAAGATGACGGATGCTCAATATCTGGAATATTGGAAGGCAAAATGCGTTGTTAGCCCGAGCGGTTGCTGGGAATGGCAGGGGTTCAGGCATCCCGCGCAGGGATCTCGTCAACTACCCTATGCCCAGGCGTCCTATCGCGGGAGGAATATGGGACTGCACCGGGCAGTCCTACAGATAAAGCTCGGTAGGCCGCTGGCGCAGGGCATGCATGCCTGCCATTCGTGCGATGTGCCCTATTGCATTAATCCAGATCACATCTTCGAAGCATCCAACAGAGATAATCAGTTGGACATGATAGCCAAGGGCCGTCATACCAAGCAGAAGCGCACGCATTGTCTTCGCTATGGCCATCCTCTCAGTGGAGACAACCTACGGATTCGCAATGATGGTCGCAGAGTTTGCAAAGCGTGCGAGACGGTCAAGAATCGGCTGAAAGCCGGATGGATGGTAGAGGAGGCTCTTTCCACGCCAATAGTCCGGCCTGGCGAACGCACAGCGCGTCGAACCTTTCAGCATCGGCGCAAAGTGCAACCCTCAACCGTGAGCGGTGAGCGCACAACATGATCAATCTCAGAATCCGAATCATTGGGGCCGACTTCGACATTTCACTTGCTATGTGTACCGACGAAGATTTTGAGATCGTCGAGCGGATTCTCGCCAGGGCAAAGAGTCTGTTGCCGAAGCTCCCCCTAATCGAATTACCCGCCGTCCCCACGACGGCGGATAAGCCATGACGTTCACCAACCCGCACATCATCCTCGCGGCGCTCGCAATGCTCGTCCTGGCCGTCGCCACGCTGTTCTTTGCCGTGGCTGATCTACGGCGAGCCCACAAGCCGCTTCACATGCGTGAGCCGCCGCACTGCTCGACTTGTTCGTGCGGATGCTCCGGTGAACCACAGTCCGATGAGCATGAGGCTTGACTGTGACATGTCACGATGATAGAGTAGCGTCACTGGTTAAGGAGATCGACATGTTCAAATCCATCGTACAACTGAAGAATGGCAAATACCTTTCCGCGCCCCCGGTCGAGGGTAAACGTCCCAGGCTCACCTCCGTTTCCTCCAAGGCCTACAATTTCGGCAGCCGATCTGCGGCGAATATTGCCCGCAGCATCGCGGGGGCGCGAGTCGAAACCATTCTGCTGTGAGGACGGCCGCTGAGCGCAAGGCCGCGCAACGAACTCGCCAGGAAGCGCAGGGTCTATCGAAACTGGAATTGTGGCTGCCGAAGGCGCTGCACGAAAAGGTCAAAAAGTACGTGGCGCGGCTGATGCGCGCTCACAACCAAACTGGTGGCAAATGATTAACCCGATTGTAAGACAAATTGAGAATCTCACGCCGACAACGGAAGTGACTGACTATAAACGCATTGCATTGGGGTTTCTCGGAAATCCTTGGAGGCGAGTAGCCAGCGGTTCCGGTAAGCCTGAAACGCGTCGTACGAGGCTACACAGAAGAATCGAACAGGAAACGCGGGATGTCGAACTGGATACATTTGAGGATGGTTGGCAAACGCCGGAAAACCGATATCCATGGATAAACCGGTAAAACATGCCGAGGGCGTTGTGGGTGGGGGCGATTTGACACTATGCGGGTTCGATGTGGCTGGGGCAGGAATCACTGACGGAGGCGAAGATAACATTCCCCCTTTAGTGGCAACAATCGGCGAAACCGTGACGTGCCCTACATGCCGCCAGATCATCGACCAATGCAAACGCTTCAGGCGCTACGTGCTAAACGGGTAGCAAATGAAAGCAATGCCGGCAGAAGTTCAACTCGCCCTCGGCAGAATCTTTCTACTCGCGTCGCGACCCGCGCAGCCGGGAGACGTCGAACAGTATGAGCGGGCTCGCAAGGTTGTGCTCGATGCCGCCGACGAATTCCAAATCACGCCAGGGCCTGACTATGAGCACTGCTGGGTCCGTGACCGATTCAAAGGCGCCCAAGGCGACTGAGCACAAGACCAACTATGAGAGCTTTCAACCATTACGACACTGACCCCTACTATATTTCTCCCGAGGAAGAGGGGTGCTTAGAGCTATTCGAAAGACTGGAAGATGATGAGTCCTTCGTAGAGATGGTTGAGCAGATTCGCGCCGATCGTATCTCCAAAGGCGCCAACCCGGATACAGGATTACCGGATTCTCAACCGTAGGCGCATAGTCATGCAAGAAGTCAAAGTCATCGAATCACTCCCGAACGGACTTACCAAGGTCGACCTGGGCAACGATGAGCGCCGAAAGGCACTCTTTGGTAGCGGCGTACTCGATGATCTCGCGCGACACCTCGGTTGCGATTGCGAAAGGTGTCGGCTGAAGGGTGCGAATCAACCAGGAGCGGAACATGGCGACTGAACCCCTCATCAAGCCCGATGGCTGCGTGTGCAAGGATTGGGAGGAGACAATGCCAAAACTCAACGGGCCGATAGTGCTCGCGTCTATCCGCGCCGGCAATCCGAATCTCTATACGGGCACGCCGTTCAGATTCTGCCCATGGTGCGGCGCGAATCTCGCAGAGCTGCGAAAGCTCACTGGCTAACTCAGATGAGCGATAAATGCCAGCATGGCGCGGATCGCGACGGCCACAAAAATTGGCCGGATGGCATCGCCTTCACGGAGCCCCTATTCGCATGCTCTTGCTGTGGAACGCTGTTCTATACGATCTGCTTTGCACATGGACCTGTTGTGAAGGAAGGGCCAGATGGCCGGCTGCGAGGCTATTGGGAAGGGACTTGTTATGAACCGGAAGATCATTCGCTTTGCGAGAATTGCGGTGGTCGCTACGTCGCGTTCAGCGAAACGTTCGCACGTTCTGTCGAACCACAGTTGCCCACGCTTCAAGAGCGGCTCGCGGCCTACAAGGCTGCAAAGTTCATGAGATAATTTAAGCGAACATCGCAAATGAAAAACAAAGACCTCATCGCCGCCCTATCAAAAGCCGATCCAGAACTGTTGATCTGTCAGTTCACCGAAGCTGGTCCAGAGGAAGTTGAAGATGTCTGGATATTCAAAGGATCTCACAACATCAGCATGACTCCCAAGATGGTATGGGGACGCGCAAATGGTAAATATATCGGAATCGGCAATCCAGGCGATTATGATGTCAGCGTATCGCAGGAGGATTGCGAGCCGATTCAGGATTTGACCGAAGACGCCGTTAGGAATTCAAGCGATTCATTATCGCATGAAAAAAACTGGAAAGTCATGAGCGTGACACGCGGTGGCACAGTCAGTCTCATCAAGGATCTGACTAAAGCCGAAGCCGAATTCATGCGCTGCCGATTGCTGGGTTTACCCGCGACGCCCGAGGAAGCAGCGAGAGAGCGCGAACAGTGGGAAAGAGCCCATCCACCGGGGCCGAATTATGAGAATAACGGCCAAAATGTAAGCAAGGAACAATGGGCTGAATGGAACAAACAACATCCTTATGCACAGGGCTGTCGCTATCCCAATGGAGGTTCAAGCTGGGGCGGAGGACGCCTTGTTCAGGACAGCGATATGAAAACGGTGGAAATATTCCAGTGAAAACTGTGAACGCCATTGGTTGAAATCTAGCCTGTATTATGAGATAGTGTGCGCGAGCTAGAACGTAATTACAAAAATAGACCCATGAGCAATCTCGAAAAACGCGCCCGCATCTTCGCCATCAAATGGCACGGAACGCAAGCCAGAAAGTACACCGGTGAAATGTACTGGAAACATCCAATGGCGGTTGCGGAGTTAGTCAAATCCGTGCCGCATACCGATGAGATGATTGCAGCGGCATGGCTTCACGATGTCGTTGAGGACACCGCCTGTACTCCGGAGGAGATTGATTTAGAATTCGGGAATCTTGTTTCGAGTTATGTGTTTTGGCTGACTGATGTAAGTCGTCCGGAACATGGCAATCGGCAAGCACGCAAGACAATTGACCGCGCTCATACTGCCGCGGCGCCGCGCGAAGCCAAGACAGTGAAGCTCGCTGACCTGATCGACAACAGCAAAAGCATCATGCAGTACGATCCGGATTTTGCGAAAATATATCTCCGAGAAAAACGCTTGCTTTTGGACGAAGCTCTGAAAGACGGGGATGCCTCTCTCTGGACCATGGCCGATGAAATCGTGAAGAATATATGAAACTCAAAGTCACCCTCACCGTCGAACGCCAGATCGAAATTCCGTTGGACGCAATCAACAACGATGGCGCAAAACTGATTCAAGCGGTAGAATTTTCAGTGCTCGAAGATCCGAAGGCGTTTATTGATGACCGAAGCGCGAAGATTTCGGTCGAGGCGATTCAAATATGAGCATTACGACGTGGATTCTGCTGATTATTCTCACGCCTGCGGCCGCTTTGTTCGTTGCGGGTTACATGGCAGCCCTGATGGATCTGGACGATCTGCGTCCGCCGAAGCCGGCGACGGCCCATCGCATCCTGATCCTAGGCTATCACCCAAGGCTCGCAGGAGGCGTTACCGCGGTCACCCGGACCTTGCTCAAGCGCATGCCAGAAGCGCGGTTACTGCCGCTCAAGCACGCCTATGGGGCTCAAGGCTGGGCGATGTACGCCCTCAGCCTATGCGTCCTCCTGTGGGAGATCTGCGCCGTTCGTCGGCCGCTGGTGGCGCATCTGATCGTGGCGTCACGGGGTGATCGGGTGCGCGGAGTGGTGCCGATTCTGCTGTGCAAGGCGTTCGGGGTGCCGATCTGCGCGCATTATCATACGAACTGGGGGAATTTGAGCTTCCAAAGGAAGCCGGCATGAGCAATTCAGGCGACGGCGACAAGCGAAAGGTCTCGACAGATGCGCTCGAGACATTGGGAACCATCATCGGACCGAATGAACGGCGGGACGCGATCCATATTGCGGTTGAGCCGGTGATTGCCAAGCGTCATCTGCGTCCAGGTGATCACGTACGGGCGGATGGCGATCTGGCGGTCGTAGAGAGCGAAGGTGTCGGGATTGTCGATCCTTTTCTGCTGAACACCGTCAAACCTGGCGAACGCTTCTGGCTTCTAATTTACCCGCGCCAAATCCATTCGCTCCGGCACGTCTGGACGCATCCGGCTTTCCCAGATGCGCCGGAGGTTGCGGGGGAGATGCCGAAAATGGGGATTAAATTCATCAGCGAATCGGAAGCGTGGATTCGGAATTATGCGGCCGAACTGGATTTAGGCTATGAACGGCTGATGTCAGGTGCCGATGAATGGATCGAATCGAGAAAGGACGGTCAGTGGGGAGAATATCTGGTCGATGGAGGCAATCTGGAAGGGACCAGCACGAAGCCAGAGTTCTGGGATCACTATGCGAAGGTTCGTGGCGTCGAAGTGCCAACGAAAGATCGCGAGAACTTTTTCTCGTGCAGTTGCTGAGAGGACATATGAATCTCTACCGCAAAAAGCCCCTCGACGTGATCGCAGTCCTCTGGAAAGGCCAGATTCTGCCGCACTTACCGGCCGGCACGATTCATACGGTCTATCAGGAATTGGATGGCGCCATTCTCGGCACGATGAAAACGCTGGAGGGTGCATATCTCATCCAAGCGGCAAAGCATTACATCGTCGGTCCGGGTCATAAGGGCGAGTTCTGGCCGGTGGAGCGGGAGATTTTTGAGGCGACGTATGAGGAAGTTTCAAAGGAAGTGTTAACTCTCTCGCCAGATGGCTCTGAGGTTGGAGTATGGCGGCAGGGGTGGCCGGAAGATGCGCCAAATGAGTGATGACACCGACAGTTTCGTGATGCGCGTCGCGCGGTTGGTAGGGTACGATACGATGCCTCCCAATGACATCCGTGACTTCGTCGTGAAGCTGAAAGAGCGGGGATATTCGGCGTGGGGCGCGGCGCAGGAATTGCGGCGGCTTTTGGACATTAACGGGATGAAACTATGACAGTCTCAACCGATGGCCTGTGAAACCGTTCACAATATTCACCCTCGATTCGGCGTAGGATTCAATTCCTCAAATCGAAGGAACCGCCAAAATGAAACGCGCGCTTTTATTGTTGCTGATGGCAAGTTCGGTCGCGTCAGCGAACACTCCGGAAGTTCTTCCCGCGAGCGAAGTCTCCACAGCCTGCTTCGCGTCATTGGAAGCTGCGGCCGTCGCCGGACTTGACGCGGCGCAAAAGGCTTCTTCGATAGAAGAATTCGCGGGCGCGGTACTGATCAGCGGAAATTCATATTGCTACACGACGCCGGTGAGCAATCAGAAGGACGGAGAATTCAAGATCCGGATTCTGGTGCCGCACGGCTATAAGCTCGCGGCGCTATATCACACCCATCCGGATTATTCGGAGTCCGAGTTCTTTTCAAAGGGTGATATTCAGATCTCGAAGTCAACCGGATTGATCTCCTTCATCCGTGTGATGAGCAAAGACAGAACGATGGTGTTTGATCCGCAGCGGGACAAGGCGGAGATCAGCATGTTGTCGATGAGGGCGCATGGGAGAATGGTGGGGCATGGGTGAGAAATGATTCATCCAACAAGATATAAAAAGGTAGTAACAGATGCTTGAATTCACCGAGTTCGAAAAGATCAGCCGCCTCAACCGTGAGGTGATCTGTACAGAAAAAATCGATGGGAGTAATGGTCAAGTCCATATCCGGCCAGCGGAAGGCTCCGAGCTCGAGATGGGCTACGACACGCAGATCGAAGTCGCTGGCGTGCCGCACTACATCCGGGCCGGCTCGCGGAGTCGTTGGGTGCTCCATCTTGGCACCGACGACAACAACGGCTTCGGTCGGTGGGTCCATCAGCATGCTCATGAGCTGGCCGCATTGGGCGCAGGTGCGCATTTCGGTGAATGGTGGGGTCAGGGCATCCAGCGCAAGTACGGACTCTCTGAGAAGCGCTGGAGTCTGTTCAACGTGAGCCGATGGAAAGACCCGAATGATCTTTGGGCGCCTGCAGAAGCCGTCACGGTGCCCCTGTGCTGCAACGTAGTTCCCATTTTGGCGCGAGGCATCGGGCTCGCATGCGTTGAAGACGCGCTGGAGAAGCTACGTCAGCATGGGAGTTTCGCGGCGGCCGGATTCATGAAGCCCGAGGGTGTAGTGGCCTTTCACACTCACTCACGCACGTTGTTCAAAGTGACGTTGGAGCGCGATCAGGAACCCAAATCGATGAGGGCGCCATGAAGTTCGCAACAATCCGAACCATTGCCGATGTGCAGCCTTTTGTCGCGCACAAGAAGGAAATCAAATTCCAGATGCAGCCGAATGGCGTGACAATCGGTTGTTATGTCTTTTGCGACAACAGCACCTTTGATTCGCCCGAAGCGCTCGAATGCCGTGGTATTGCCTTTGATTCCGCCGGGAACATCTGCTCACGTCCATTGCACAAGTTTTTCAATGTTGGTGAGAAATCTAATCTAATGCCCGAGCATCTGCTATTGCGCCCGGATCTGGCCGACATCCATGAGAAAATCGATGGCAGCATGATCTCGACGGCATGGGTCGATGGAAAGCTGCTATGGCGTTCCAAGAAATCGTTTGTGTCGGATGTGGTGAAGCTCACTGAAGAATATGTTGCCCGTGAGCCCCGGTTTCGGGGATTTGCCGAGACCGTAGCGGCACAGGGTTTGACCGCGACTTTTGAATTCACACATCCGGCGGCGCGCATCGTTTGCGATGAGCCGGAGGGCTTGAGTCTTTTGCATGTGCGCGATAACGTGACCGGAGAATATCTCCTGCTGGACCCAAACCACCCGGTTCACAAGCTTGTCGAGACGTATCAAATTCCTCGCGCATGGACCTTCAATAACATCACGTTGGCCGGCGCATTCGATTATCTGGAAACGGCTCAAGATTTTGAGGGCTATGTCCTCCAGTTTCTGGATGGCACGTTAGTGAAAGCCAAATGCGCCTGGTACCGGCGACTGCATCGGAGCATCACATTCCTGCGTGAGCGCAACATCGCGGAATTGGCGCTCAATGAAGAATTGGATGACGTGAAGGGCTCGCTGGTGGAGGCGGGAATAGATCTGGCGGCGGTGTTGGAAGTGGAATCGCGATTGAAGAAAATTCTGATCGATATTACCGATGAGGTCGAATCAGTCTATGCCGCGTCGGCATCTTTGGATCGCAAGAGCTTCGCGATCAAGAACCGTGAGCATCCTTATTTCGGGATGATCATGTCGCGGTATATCGGGCGGGATATTGAATTGAAGGAGTGGTATCGGAAGCGGCGGTTGAATGAGGATTTTGGGCTGAAGACGCTGGCGAATGATGCGCTGGCGGAGGCGATTGAGTCGTGAATGAAGTTGGTGGCGGGTTCGGAGTTGAACCGATTCTCAAGGTTATGGGCCTAGCGTAGTGCCGTTCTACTATCCCGCATTAGAAGAATGTCTAGAGAAATAATTATACCTTTCGAACGATGCACGTCAAATACGGCGCATTCTGCGGCGATGCTGCAGCCTTGAATGCTTCGTCGTCCATCAGGCTGATATAGCTGAGCAGATGATGGCTGCAGCCCAAATTGGCTTCAATCTGCAGCTCATCATTCGCCGGGCCGATATCGATCGTATTCGGCAGATGCTCATATCCCAATGAAATGGGGACTTTAGGCACGATATCTTCCGGATTCTTCAGGTGAAGGTGATCGGGAATCGCCACCGCGACCGCACCGACGAATTCGCTGTTACCCGGGTGAGGGCTCGCCAAG